CTTACAATGTTCAATCGTTTGGGGGGCTGAGTAGTTTGAACAGAAGAAAAAGAGAAGAGATCCATGACAGGAAACGACGGCACTGCATCTTGATTGAAACCAGTATAACGAGGATACCTGAGAGGTTGGAGGAAATAGACTTCAACCTCTTCGTTTGCCTGAACACCATAACCCAGAATTTTGAGGTGCATTCTCTGGCCAACCGGGGAAGCACTTATTGTTTTGCTGTTCCCTATAACGAGCTGGATTCCCGAATCATTGAAATTTTCCAGCGTTCCAATTTAAAGACCCGGAACGTCAAGGAAATCATCCGGCAGATGGACAGGGAGAACGAAGAACTGGAGCTCCGGAGGGAGAAACACCGGCGCTCCGAGACCAATGCGTGGGCAAGAGAGTATCGCTCGATGTTTAAAAAGGCGGCGGAAGAGGTCTATTAAGGTGGTGATGATATGACCGGTGAAGAAATAAGACAGCTCGCTGAGCTTCATACTGAGGACTTGCCTATTGAGACAAGTCAAGCCTTGCTATTTATCAATGAGTGCATGCTCATGGATTTGAGCAAGGATGCCGGAATCGTGGGTAACGATGAAGTTGTTGCAACCAAGGACGTATGGGTCGCCGTCGACACGACCTTCCTATCCATTTTTGAAATATGGAAGTCTGGGCAAAAGGCTCCTTATTATGGGGCGATGTACGGCGAAGGGTACGATGGGGAGTTCGACTTAAGAGATAACTATATAAGATTTCCGGAAGACGGAACCTATGCCATCCATGGCTTCGTCATTCCAACTCCGATAACGGCTTTAACTGATACGCCCGGCGTTCATCCTCTCCTGCATTACCCAATGTCCATTTATGTGGCGGCGCGGGCGACTTTCTGGGACGACGAAGAAAACCCAGCCTACGATAAAAAAATGCAGGAATATTTCCTATGGAGGAGCCGGGTCATGGAACAGCTCGATGAGATGCGGCCCACGACCCAGAAGCCCCGAAGAATGAAAATTCGACCCTATGTGTAAGGGGGTGATGTCTTGGCAGAAGAGAATAGATGGCAGGATTATGCCATTCGTGATTTTACGTCAGGCTTAATCGATATTATGGATGACAACATCATTCCTGAGGGCGCGGCGAGAGCTTGCCAAAACGTCATCAGCCGGACGATAGGCAGACTGTCTCAAAGACGAGGATATCGCCGTACTACCCGGACGGCGGCGTTTGGCGGCCCGGTGCAGGGGATGTACCCTCACCACAATAGTGTTGGAGAACACAATGTTATCGTCGCCGCCGGGGGCAAGACCTATCGGTATGACGGCTCTTCGTTTTGGTTGATGACGGGCGCGGGCACAAACGACTATACCCTAGGCACATGGGTAGAGTATGCTCATGGCATTATCGAGGGCAACGATTCTATTGTTGGGTTTAACGGTGTCGATACACCAATAAAATGGGACGGCGGCAACTTGAGTCTTACCGAAGAACTTAAGAACTACCATCTGATCCAGAACGAGGTTCCGACAACTGTGGACTACGAAACCTATCAAGGTGCACACGGGAACTGGAAAGATGGATCTCTAATCGTTACAGCGAACGGAGAGGTTTTAGATCCAACTGCGGACGGGTTTACCATTGACCTGGTCAACGGAAGAGTCGTCTTCGCGGCGGCACGGATCAACACGGTTCCAGTAGTTGCCAAAGAGCAAACGGTCGCGTGGCTCAATTATACTAAATTCACAACCGAACACGCCTTTAAGCCCGGGGCAGTGCCAGGAGACATTCAGGTCTTCGACCGAAACAATGAACAGATCTCTGCGACCTCATACATTATCGACATAGATGATGCGGGATTGGGGCGGGGGGCAATTATCTTTCCATCTACCCAGAGTCATCGCGCTCCGCTCTTTGTGGCTTACCAGTGGGTAGATGACATCAAGATCGATTACCGGTACGAGGTGACGGACGAGACCGCGATCAATGAAATGAAATCTATGCGGTATCCGGCCATCCACGAAAACCGGATATATGTCACAACTTCATTGAGCGACAAGCGTTCACAGATATGGTGGTCTGAGCCCGGGGAGCCAGAGTATTGGCCGCCCACTAACTACTGGGAAGTAAAGCCAGGGGATGGCGACGAAGTCGTTAAACTCATATCGTTCTGGGGTACGCTCATTATCTTCAAGCGAAGGTCGATACATCAGTTCAAAGGCTCCAGTTTTGATGACTTCAGGATGGAGGAAATAGACTCTAAGGTCGGGTGCGTTGGGCCTCGGGCGGCGACGGTAGACAATAACGTGATCTACATGGTTTCCGAGCAGGGACTGATGCGGTTTAACGGACTTCGCAACGTAAACCTTACAGAGAAGCGAATACCAAGTTTTTGGGGCAAAGTCAACCTGACTGCTATCCATAGGGCGACCATCGAAAAATGGAACAACCTTGTGTTGGCGGCCCTGCCCATTAACGGGGCAACAGAGAACAATGTGGTCTTGGTCTTTGATACTAATACCGAAGCCTTCTGGCTCTGGACGAATATGCCTATATCTCAGTATTGTACCTTCATAGGTTCTGATGGAAAGAGGCTCCTTGCCAGCCATTTTGGCAAACGGTTTTTGTTCCAGCATGATGTCGGGTATGTGGACGATGCCGGAACCACGGACACCGCCCGGGATGAGGTTCCGGAGATCGATGCCAAGGACATTCAGTCTTATTGGGAGGGTACGGCCTTTGACATGGGGTCTGCCGAGCGTATCAAGAAGTCCAAGAAGCTGTTCATTGAGGACTCTCCGGACGGCTTCGTCCCGGCAAGGTTCTTCCTTTCAGTAGACTATGGAGCGTTCCAAGAGCTCGATATGCGCGGAAGGCAGGAAATGATGAGGATGTACTATATTCCGCAACCACTGCGAAGGTTCAGGTACTTCATTCCACGGATCGAACATACCGGCTCCGGGCCGTTTGAACTAAGGGGCATCATGTACCAGTTCAAACCCAAGAGAAAGCCCAAAGTGCGAAGGAGTGATGCCGACTATAGTGGCATAATTCCCCCTGACGACTTTGTATTGCCGTGGGGCGACATTACGATTCCGATCAATCCGCAGATACGGGAGATTTTGCCCTATCCGGAAGTGGACTTGGATGTCGATTTCGTTAGGGTTTTTTATACCACGGCAGAAGACGAAGCGAAAATTGCTCCGGCTCTAAGTGAGTTCAAGGTTGACTTTATAAATGTTTACGAAGAAACCATTGTCAGGGAATCAGGGACAATTACTCCGAGCTTAGAGTTGTCCGTCAGCTATTCCCTCTGGTTATAAGGAGGTAGTTATGGCATACAAAGGATTCAGTCTCCCGTACAGGATAAGCGAGTTCGACGAGGACTCACCCATAGCCGTTCAAAGAAACTTCAGCGAGATAGAATATTACCTCAATCGGCTCCTTAAGGGAGTAACCAACGTGGAGGAGCAGTTGAATCTGCTGGGTTCTGCGCCGGCAAGCTCGGAGTATGAGTTTCCTGACGAAGAAGTCTTGGATACCAGGCCAACGCTAAACCTGATGGAGTACCCGCTCGAAACTACTGATCGGGCGGGCTCCATCGATTTGTCGGTTCGGACTGACGAAAATGGAGGAATCTTCGAAGTTTGGGTGGCTAGGGTATTAAACAGCAATCTTGCCATTGAGGTTTATGATTCCGCCGGCTTCGCCGCCCCAGACAGGACTTTTTCTATGGCGACCATAGGAACCGGGGTTGAAGTCGTTGACACGGCAATCGCATTTAACGGAACCATCAATCTTTATGGGATATTTGTCACAGAAGATTCCCCGCACATCTTCTGGGTTGAAAGAGGCGGAGATAAGGACATTATTTATACCGTCAAGTGGGATGGGACAGGGGCTCAGCCCGCCGCAACCAAGCTCGGGGAGGCGACATTAAGCCTTACTGGACTAGAAGCCGCCCAGAGTACCGTTGATATAACCGTATAGAGGAGGTGGGGACGATTACTAATATCGGCACAGCAGAAGAGCTTTATAACATTAGAAACAATCTGTCAGAGGCTTATGTCCTCACCGCTGACATAGATCTCGGCGCTTATTTGAATTGGGAACCGATAGGTTCCCTGAACAATCCATTTACCGGGAGCCTCGACTTTGCAGGACACATCATCAGCAACTTGACCATTGACCGTCCGACCCAGGATTATGTCGGTCTTTTTGGTGCTGTAAAATCGTTGAAAGCGAAATATGCCCCCGGAAACAATTCGGTGTTATCCAGCCCCATAATGAAGGACGGCAAGTTTGTCAACGCAAATGTTACCGGCAGGGACTTTGTCGGGGTGTTCGCCGGGCATTATTTGACCGACATCGGGCAGGACAACGACGACCTGGGCTCGGACTACGGATTCCTGTGCGATAATTTCTCGGTTGTTGGGAACGTAGGTGGCAGAAACAAGGTTGGGGCGTTCTGCGGGCAAGCGGACGGCCCCTTGTATGCCGGGCATGGCCCTAATGCTCCTTCCGCAGGATTCATTCACTCTTACGTTTATGAAAAAATTATCGGGCTTAAGAACATTGAAACTTCGGTGACGGTCACAGCAGCAGGGGAAGAGGCGGGCGGCGTTATTGGTAACTGTTCGGGGGTAAGATTGTTTTCGTGCAACTCCCACTTAGGCGTAGAAGCGGATCAGGCGTCAGGCGGCATAGCGGGCAAGGTGGTTCGCGGTGTAATAAAAAGCGCCAAATCATGGGGCGATATTACTGCTAATAAGTGGATCGCTGGAGGCATCTGCGGGATAATGGTCGATACCGGCGAAATCCGGCAAGTCGCTTCGCGTGGCAACATAACAACATTGGCCAATCATTCTTTCGACGAGTATGTAAGGTATGGCCATACCGCCTGGTCGAGCTCGATGGTTGGAGCTGGCGGGATAGTCGGCGTCTGGACTGAAGTTGGCCATCTTGACCGGGCCTGTTCATTTGGAAACATTACCGGGGAAAGAGCCGGGGGCTTGATCGGCACTGCCGGCGGCGGCGGCCTTGTTTTTCCTAATTTTTCATCATGTTTCGCTCGGGGAGAAATCAGCGGGCACAATTGCTCCGGGGGTCTTATTGGAATGCATTTTGCCCCCGGCACCGGAGACATTTTAAAGTTCAAGCAGTGTTATGTGGCCAACAAGGTGACCTCGGTTCATTATGCTGGAGCTGTCATCGGACATAAAGGCCCGGTATATGAAGAAGATCATCCGGGGATAACTCCGCCGGAATATAAGGGCTCGGTTCAATACATCAATAATGTAATCGTAAACAGCACTAAGTGTAACGCAACAAATGTTTATGGCGGAATGTTCTATGCCGAAAAAGACATGATGACCAAGATCCCCTATGTTTCGGTATGGAGAGAAGATAACGAGTTAACGGCCTTTGGAGCTAAGTATAGCGACTGGATATTAAGCGCGGACATAGATGCTTTTCCGGCCCTGAGATGGATGTACAGGCCGCGAAGTACGATGCTATCTGCGGTTTGGTCAAAAACCATGGGTCTTGTTATGGGATATAGCCAAACATCCAGGGCGGAACATGACTCATTCGACCAAAGGGTGTTCCTGCGAAGATTTGTAAGCGGGGCGTGGAGCGAACCAACCGAAGCGGTCGAACTCCAAGGCTCGAATCCAAGGCTCAACCTGACTGCTACCAGGGACGGCAGGGTCTGCGCTGTATCAGATGTGGATGGCGACTTGCACTTTGCCGCAACCGACATAAACTCTCCACTGATTACGGAGAGTCAGAATACTGCACAAATGGAGGTTGAAGGAGTCTATGGCGGGATACTGCAAACCTCAGAGTCAGGAATACAGCTTTTTTACCATATTCCTTACGAAGAAATTCAGGCCTTGCTGTATATAGATTCTAACTACACGGGGCTCTGGGCGAACTCAGAATTTAAAACCCCGGTAATTGCTGGGTCTGGGACAAAGATGTCGTTCCTCCGAACAAAAGTTTATAACAGCTTACCATTCTTTAGTTACCGGGCTAACGGCAAACATTTTATACTTTTTCCCAATATTCCTTGGGGCGAGGCTCCGGCTCTGCCAATGCCGGGGCCGGATGATCCGAAGTACAGATATGAAGTTACGGTATTGGACGAAGAAGGGTCTCCGCTCGTTGGGGCCGAGGTTTCAATTGTTATGCCCTATAACCTCGGGACAGTGACCAAGTACACCGATGCTGAAGGCAAAATTCAGGACGCGGACGTCTTTGAGCTTTGGGCCTTAAATTATCAGATAACCGTCAGTATGCCCGGATACAATGCGATTATGAGCCAATTTTTATCTATCAGGAACTCGACTGCTGAAACCTTTACCTTGTATCTCCTTAGAAGCAACGTTACATTTACGGTCTCTGGGGACGAGGACGGGGTGCTCGCTGGCGCGAGCGTGGTTTTCAACGAAGAAACCAAGGAGACTGATGCGAACGGACAGGTAACCTTTTTCGACGTACTGATGGGTGAATACGAATACACGATAACCAAGGAATATTTCTACGACCTGACTGATGACATAACCGTCGACTTAACGGTCGAAATGGAAAGCCCGTACTTGACTAAATATAAAGGAACGGTAACTTTTACAGTTATAGATGACACGACCCTGCTCCCTATATCTGGGGCTTTAGTGACCTTAGATGGAGTACAGATAGCTACGGGCGTTGACGGAACAGCCCAGTTTGCTGACGTCTGGTATGGGCCAAGAGATTACGAAGTGGCGGCCACTGGATATGTCACGCAGATTGGAGAGGCTCTGCTCGAAGATGTTGCGCTGGCGGTTATGATTCAAATGTCAGTATAGAAGGAGGAGATGATACATGGCAGTAACAATATGGCAACCCTATAAATCACCCAACGGGGAAACGGTGAAAGACCCCATAGCCGCCGCAATCTTAGGCGGAGATAATCCAAATGCCAAGAGCGGGATATGGAGCTATAACCAAAACAATGACACTTGGACTCAAAACCAGACGACTCCTGCAAAGACTACGCAGACAAGCCCGCAAAAGGCACAGATCGCGGGCGGAGGCGCTCCCAAAGGCCTGAGCATGGCAAGCTCCGGCATAAGTCTTGGCGGATCGAGTAAGGGCTACGAGGGTCAGCTTTTGTCCCAAATTATGTCCATGATCAACAATAAGCCTGTGAACACCGGTGCCAACTTAAAGCCCTACGAAGTACAGGACATGAGCTACAGCGAGGCTCTGGCGCAGACCGGGCCCAGTTATCAGATGAAATCTGACGAGGAGCTTTCCAAGAGAGCTCAGCTCATCGCAGATCTGGAGATTAACCCGCAAAGGAAAGAAGCCGAGCGGCAACAACAACAGGCCGACCTCAGATATCACAACGATATGAGAAAGGCTGAGCTGATGTATGCCGGCAAAGACCAAGTGGCCCAAGATTTGGCAAATAAAATGAACAAGCAGAACGCTATAGATCAGGCCGCTCGCGGCGGAGCAGGACGCTCCGGGCTGGCGGATTACCAGCGGGCCAAAGTCAACGAAGCAGTTGGTCAGCAGTTGACAGCTCTGGAGCTCAACAAGCAGAGCGCTATGTACGAGATAGAATCGCAATACGGGCTAAGCACTGATCAAATTGATAGGGCGTTGTCCGATCTTGAAACCATGCGCGGCAAACTCTCAGTAGAAGCCTTTGAATCCCTTAGCGATAGAGAGCAACAACTTTACCTCCAGCAGGAAAATGCTCGATCGCAAGTTGCAATGCACATTATGGATCAGTTCCTTTCCGGAGAACAAATGAAGCTCACTGCCAGCTTGGCGGCAATCGAATCTGCGGATAAGAAGTTCGCCAATGAGCTACAGGCTTGGCTCGGCGGACTTGATGCTTCAATTAAGGCCTACTCTACTTTGACCAGTACCAATTTGCAGAAGGAACTCAATCGGCAGAACTATGAGCTGGATTATTTGAAAACCATGTTGCCATACACAAACCTGACCGCTGACCAAACAGCCGGATACGACCTCGCATGGGCTGAGGTCATGGGTGAAACACCGCGTAGATAGGAGGAATGACAATGGATAATGCAAATTTTCAAAAGTACTTAGGCATGATAGCCGCCAATAAACAAACCTATGACAGCGGGTTTCGTCCGGGCACAAAGACCTTGGCAAGTCGTGAATTTGACGAAGATACACGACGGTACAACCAGGACTTTGCCGAAGAAAAGTTCCGGGACAGGCGCGATTTCTCCGAAAAAAGAAGGCAATTTGATGTCGGACAAAGTAACACGATGGCCCTTGCCGCACTGGAAGGATCGGGAGGCGGCGGCGGCGGCGGTGGTGGCGAGGTGGGAAGCACTTATAATTCGTTGACTGAGCGCATGAATAGTTACGAAAACACCTTTCTGCGAGCCGTGTCTGAATATTACTTAAAAGCAAAAGATGAAAGTGCTTCAAGTAAAAGACCGAGGCCGCTAGGAGAAACCATAGACTATTTTAGCCAAGTCGGGCCAGATAAGTTTGATACCATTCCCTTGGAAAGGCAACAGGAACTAATGCGAGGCTATATCCAAAGGGCCAGTGTAGGGGCCAAAAATCCGGCGGCTGTCGAAGCACTTTTAGGACATAGGTTCTTTGCTGATTATGACCCAGACAAGAAGGAGACCGACGAAAATAATAGGCCGAAATCGGAATAAAGTAGGGGAGGTGACCGCGTGGGCATAGAAGAAGGAATTAAATTAGCAGATCAGTTACACAGGGAGCGCCTTCTCAGAGAAGATAGAAAACGACGAGCTGAAGAAGAAAAAATAAAGAGAGAACAGGAAAGAGCACAAAGAAGGCAAGATGCCCTCTCTCCTGAATACCAAGCGTCTATGTCAGACGACTTTGTCGGCAGGACGATGGCGCGTGACGATGCCGTAGCCAGACAACGGGCGAACGACTTAGCTGGCAAGATCGGAGGATCTGCGGGGCTTACCTTGTCCAAAAAAGCGGAGGGATCTTCCGGCCCCGGAATTGGCGCACTGGAGTATAGGGGCGAGGGCATTATGACCCCGAAGCTCACCGAGGAAGAGCGGGGCAGGAACCGGGAAGATCTTCGCGCGAGTCAACTGAGCACGAGGCCCGCCGATGCTCCATCGGACATAGTCGCCGCCGTAAGGTATGGCGTTGCGAGCAAAGAGCTAATGGAGGCTTACGAACAAAGGTGGAAGGATGACGACCCGGGGGCCGCAGACGAAAAAATACAAAAAGCTTACGCCGAGATGCAGAAATATCAATGGGCAGTTCCAGCAGAAATGGACGACGACCAAAGTTGGGGAGAAATGTTTCGAGACAGAGATTTTTACCTCTCTGTAGTTTCGTCTTTGCCGGCAAGCATGGATATTATGAAGTATCAGCTTGGAGCCGCTATTGCCGGCAACTTGGTGGCATGGGGCGGAACAGCGCTTGGAGCCGGGCTAGTCGCAACTGGGGCAGGAGCTCCGGTCGGCGGCGGAGTCATTGCCGCCAGTCAGTTGGCCGGGCGAGGGATCATGGCCGGCGGCGCCGCGTATGCCGCTCACAAAGAAGCAAATATGGAAGGCGCGGGGATTTATGCTGAAGCCCTTTCCAAAGCTCTTGAGCAGGGGATGACCAAGGATCAGGCCCATGAAATCGCGACAGCCGCCGCAGACAAAGGCTACTGGGCGAACCTTGGAGTCTTGGGTGTAACCAACTTGGCGGAACAGTTTATGGCCGTTGGCTTACCGGCAAGTACTGTTGCTAAGGCCGCCAAAGCCAAGAAATTGGCTGAAGAAACTAGGGCCACTATAAGGCACGTTGAAATGGTCAAGACCATAGGAAAAGGGAAAAACGTCCTTCAAAAAAGTCAGGATGCAGTTACCGGCATAAAAGGCAAGGTCGACGACTCCTTGGACGTTCTGAGCAAAAAGGGAAGAGCTGGGGCCATTGCCGCCGGAACCATCAAGACTGGAGCCAGGGTCGGTGGAACAATGGCCACTGAGGGCGGACAGGAAGGGCTTCAATACGGAATCCAAGAGGTAGCTCTGGGCAATGACCCAGATTGGGGCTCTTCGGAATTCAAGCAAAACGTCGGAGCCGGTGCTGTTATGGGTGGTGTGTTCGCCGGGGCTGGCGCGGGGGTCAGAGGAATGGTTGACCTTGCCAACGCGACTAAGGGCGAAGAAGGCAAGAAACTTGATCCGCTGGACGTTAACGTTGAAATCGGAGAATCGTTCGATCTCGCCTTCCCCAAGATAGAAAGAGTCGACCCTATCTTAGAAGAAAATTACCTTTCTAAGATTAGAGAAGCCATGCCCGCAGAAATGAAGACCATAATGGATAATAACACCCAGGTCTACCTTGACAAAGGAGAGTCGGAGAAGGTCGCAGTTTACAAGGCTCTGGACGACTTGATGGGTTATCCGGAATTTAGGGACTTGGCTCTGGATATCTACGTTGGCACCCTGAAAGAGTTCCAACACAACGGAATCCAGGAGGCTGGGCAGTTTGCTGTTTATGGTACGGTCATAAGTTCATTACCCAAGGCGTCTCAGGATATACTTCAGAACGAAATTGTAAACGAAGCCCATAGAGTAGGCGACGTAAATACAGCCTACGCGAATGTCATGCAGAGGTTTATGGACTCTCCGGAAGGGCAGTCTCATATAGACAATATTCTTATTCCGGCGGTCATGCAACAGGCGGAGGCCTACAGAGGGCAAGCAGTGGCGCAGGGGATTGATCCGACGGCGGCACAGGAACATTCAGAAGAAGCGCTGCAGGTCTTTAACCCTTACGATGGTTCCTTGTTCCAAAATTCACAAGAGATAGCCGACAGTAATGTGTATCGGAATCGGCAGTTCAAAGAGTCGCAGAGAAGCTTTGCTCGGGAACATGGCAACGTGAACGCGGCGCTCAACGACTTCTTGGTAAAAGACCTTGGCGCAGATGTCGCTAAGATAGTGACCAGCGACGTGAGCGGGGCGCTTGGCTCTGTTGTAGCTCCAAACGAACTTCAGACCAAAGTCCAGAAGGCCATAAACAAAGCCTTTAGGCATCGGGTTGTGTTCTTTGAAGCAAACCCGGTGCTCCAGAAAAAAGGCCTTGTAATGGACGGAGCTTTAAGGGATGGAGTCATATATGTAAATGTTAATTCCGAAAATCCAATGGCTCATATCATTGGGCACGAGATCGGACACGCAATCGAGATTTCTAAGACCTTCGACAAGACGGCATATAAAGCCTTGGTTAAGGCGGCCAAAGAGTCCGGAATCAAGAATAAGGATTTACGGGACTTCGTTTTTGACAGCACATCAAAAGAGAACGAGGCGTTGCTGAAGGAAATCGTTAACAACATCATCGGCGACGCAATGAACTCAGAGGCCTTCTGGCAAAAGCTGTACAAGGAATCTCCGAAAGTGTTTATGGATCTCTATCATCTTGTCAAAAAGCTGGTTGCCGCGATCAGGGATACTTTTATCGGCGAGACCAAAACAGACTACGACACCAGGGAGCTCTTGGATGGGGCCGAAGAATTAATCGCCAAAGCTGAAAAAGTTCTGCAAGCATATTCCAGGCACAGAATGGTTGAAACCTCAGAGAGCAAGGTTAGGGTCAAGGAACTTGGCATAACCGTTGAAGGAAAACGAAAAAGAGTCTTCGTTGTTTATGATGTAAGTACCGGGGAAGAAATTTGGCGGGCAGATTCCGTAGGAGTTTCCGGTCGCGCACCAGCTCTGGAAATAAAAGCCAAGATTGATAGCGGCGAGCTCACTGTTAACGACGTTAAATCAGGTATTTTGGAACCACAGGTCACGGAAGCTCCTGTGACAAACGAAGCAGTTGCCTCCGAAGTAAATGTATCTGAAGAAGGAGAACGTGCGCCACAGGGCCAAATAATCGATGAAAATGTTGTCGAAGAAGAAGTCGCAGAAGAAGAAGTCGCAGAAGAAGAAGTAAATGAAGAAACCGAACTGGATTTCTCAGATCGTGAGGCGGCTCAGGCAGAAATTGATAAGTACGAAAGTGAATTGATAGCTAAGTATGGAGAAGATGCCGTTAACGATACTCCGTACGACGACCCCGATGCCTTCAAAGATCCTTCGATTGCTGAGCAGATAAGAGCGGAGCAAGCGGAAAGTCCGATAACGGCAGGGGAAATTGCCAAGCTCAGGGCTATGTATAATGCAAGAAACGCCATTGTGCCAACAAAGAAAAAGGAGAAGGCTCCGGAGAAACCCAAAGCTGAGGAGAAGAAACCTGTAGCTCCAGCGGCTCCTACAACACCTGTGGTAGCAGAAGCCAAGGCAACAAAGGAACAAAAACCAAAGTTTACTATGGAAGAGGCAGAAAAACTATATATAAAGAATTATTTAACGCTGGCGCGTCCAAACTTAAACGTTAATGGACAAGAAGAGTATTCCAGATTCTACTTCAGGCCTTTATATAGAATGTTGAATAAGGGAAATGAATACAAAGAGTATTGGATGCCTCTTTCCGAAATAGTAATCGAAAACCCTTATGCAGAAAAGGGTTCGCCGGACGAGATAGAAGCTGAGACGTTAAAATGGATGGTTGATAGCGGAGTGGCACAGATTGCATGGGATAAGAATGGAGAAAAATATTGTGCTCTCGCCGGCATGGAACTTCCATCTTGGTTAGCTAAACAAAATAGTCCCGAGGCTCTTAGAAATCTAACAACCAGAGAAGCCGTGAGAGCGGCAAAGGCTGAGGTTGAGAAAAAGGCTGAGGTTGAGAAAAAAGCTGAAGCCGAGAAAAAAGCTGAAGCCGAGAGGGCAAAAGCAGAAGCTGAGAGGGCAAAAGCAGAAGCCGAGAAAAAGAAGGCCGAAGCTGAGGAAAAGAAGCCCAAAGCTCCGGAGAAACCCAAAGCTGAGGAGAAGAAACCCAAAGCTGAGGAGAAGAAACCGAAGGATCAGGTCAAGTCAAATAAAGAAGAAGACAAACAAGCGGCAAGAGAATTTCTTGAACTCGGCAGAGAGCTTATCGGTGAAGATTTTGGCAGTGAGTCTATAGTCGATGACGACATCTCCATGATCGATGATTTCTTGGCCGAAGCAGATGACGACGGAACTCAGTTCCAGAGTCCAATGTTTAAGTATGCCCCTTCGACAGCCAAAAAAGCCGTAGGTTCGTTTAATAGTGATTTGAGAGCCGAAGGACTCCTCCAAAAAGGGGAAGGGCTCAAGGTATCTGATCGTGCTTGGAACAACTGGGAATATAGGATAGCTGACCAAATAGCTACGGCGATTAGCGGCAAGGGAATTATACCTGTAATAATGCCAGAGAGCATGGAGCACGTTAGAGGGTACTATGATCCTGCAACTAATAAAATATTTGTCAACGCAGAAAAGACAGACCCGATAACTTATATTGCTATTCACGAAGTAGTCCATAGCATTCAGTATACGCACCCCGAAATTTACGAAAAGATCAAAAAGATCGCTGTTTCCAACATAAAGGAAGGCGGAAGAAACGGTGTTCTTGCTCAGTATCTTGGAAGAGGCTACAAGGTTTCGGAGATAAACGATGAGTTTACTGCCGACCTGATAGCTGAGATGTTGCACGACATGACCTTCATCCAGATTATGCGGGCCGTGGCTCCGGAAGTTGTTCAACCTCTTCTCAAAGTGATTGAACGAGTCATTGCTCAAGTTAAGGCAGTTGTAAAAGTTTTGGCTAACGGCAACATCGAAGTAGAGAACAGTGTTCTCCGCCACATTGAAGACATTGAGAGATTGCGCCGCGAGCTGGCCCCGGCCATGTCCGAATACCTCCAGAGCGTCGAGGAAAGCAAAAGGCTCGAGGAAGAGTACCGGGCAAAGTCCCCCTTTGGGCTTAGGAAACTAATGTTCTCGGGCATGGTTATCACTAAGGAAAAGGTCGCATCGTTCACCAATGAAAAACTGGACAAACTGTACAGCAACTGGTCTGTGGACAAAGAAAGTATGCATAAAGACTATGCCAAGCGTTATGTGGCTTATATTTCTCCCAGCGACTTCCTTGCCTTGACCACAACAAGTTATGTTAAGAGAGAGATTGAAGAAGACGCCCGCAAGAGGTACAGATCCTTAGATGTAGAAACCCTAAGCAAGGACAGCGGTAGTCCGATGCTAGAGTTTGATCCAAAGACAGGGAGTGTTACAGGTCACGAAGGCCGCCATCGGATGGTTCTTTTGAGAGACGCCGGGGTAGAAAAAGTCGCCGTACAGCTTCACCCTGTACCAAATGAGCAGGGTAAGTATTCCCGAGAAAAAATTCTCAACCTTCGGTTATCTGGTCAAGACTACGGCTTTTTAAAGATCCCCGGAAGAGTCACCTTCGACGAAGTCATTCCCCTGAGCAACACTTATAGGGAAGAAGTTTACCAGAAGTTTGGAGATGCAACGGGGGCCGAGGTTCGCTACAGTAAGGGCGGAATAACTTACCCGACAGGCGGAATAGAGGTAAAGGGCGGTTTTTACTGGAGCGAGTTTGATCATGGCGGCAAGCCCGACCTGACCGTTGTTGGCTCAGAGAAGATTCTTCGCGAAGGTCTAACCGACTACGAGTCCTGGTCTGCGTCCATGTCACAGGAATTTGGAGGTGAAATAAAGAATAGGCTAAAAGAGCTGTGGCGGAAATCTAACAGCTTAGCCGATATTACCCGCCGCAAAGAGAGGGGTCTGCAAGAAAGATTAAATCGCACAGGAGCTGATTACGTTGCAAAGAAAGAAACCCCAAGTGGAGTCGTCTATCCAGTATCCGGAAAAGCCGGAAAAAGTAATCTACAAGCCGGTCAAAAAGGTGGAGGTCGAAGGGGAATATCCGAAGCGGGAGGAGACTATTCACTAGGCCGGGAGACTGCCATTCGTTACAGTAAAAATGGGCCTTCGAAAAAAGTTAAAGAGGGCGATATTAATCCGCTCACAAACAAACCTTATACAAAGCTTGAGATGGCCAATACGAATCTTCTCATAAAGATGAGGGATTTCGCGGAAGAAAAGGATATGTACGCCGGCAAAAAAGAGCCGGAACTTATTTATGACATAGAGATTGGCGCAGACGAAGAGGGAAATCCGGGACTTTACTACATTGACGCAAACACTGCGGAAGTTGTTTTTGAACTGGTTCCTCATAAAAAGACCGGCGAAGATGGATATCCAATAAAACCCAAGAAGCTTCTGACAAGCAAAGAGGTCGCAGAGGCAGAAGAAAGGCTTAATAAGTTCATCTCAAAAAGATACTTCGAGGTAGAAAAGAACAGACAAACCGCCAAAGACTGGGATGATTTTGATAAGCGAGCGGAACAGCGGAGGATTGAGGAAGAGAAGGAAAGAAAGAGGAAAGCCGCAGAAGCAGAAAAGGCCAAGGCAGATGCCAGGGAAAGATGGGAAAAAGCCAACTCCCCTGAAGCCCTGAGAAAGGTTTTAATGGGGTTGGTCGGCGACTATACCAGAGTCTTTCCGGAGGCTCAATTCTTAGCCGGCAACTTAGTCAACGACGGAGTTGTGGTGGCAAGAGTTCTGCCGAAAGGAAACAATCCCACGCGTGAGCAATACCGAGCGCAAGTTGTAAGACTTAGAAGGTTTGTTGAAGAGGCCGTGGCGATCAGGGAGCAGGAGCTGAGGGAAGCTGAAGAAGACGCCCGTCGTGCCGCTTTTGAAAAGGCGAAAGCCGAAAGAGAAGAGCGTATGAGGCAATTGGCGGACGACACTCCCTCTCCAGAATATCTGCAAAAAGCCACAGAGATCATAAAGAAGTTTGCTCCTTATAAGCTCGCCGAGCTCGAACAGAACAAAGGGAGCAAAAGAGCTCTTGCCGACATGGTCAAGAAAATAAAGGAAAATATAGCCAAGGCAAAAGAAGAGCCGAAGCCCCCTGAGCAAAGAACTCAGAAGAATACCCCCAAGTCTTATAGCACAAGGATTCAGGAGGCAATCTATAACGCCAATCAAGTGGAGCTTGGCAAATACAAAACCCTTCTTGAAAAAGCGGCTAAAGCCGTCGATGGCGGCGCGAGGCTCACTGACGAAGAAGCCGCAATGCTTCAGGATGTCTTTAGAGCTTATCAGGAGCGGACTATCCCGGCCAGCATAGGCGACTCCGTTGCTTCTCAGGTGATGAATAAACTGGGCCTGAATCTAAACATGGGTATAAACTACTTCACCAATTTCCTGACCGGTATCCCTGAACTGAAGTTCTTCTGGGAGATCTCGGGGAATTTAGCGGAGTACGCGGAAGACCTCCACAAATTGGGTTTCATGTTCGATCCGGAGACGAAGCACTATATCTATAAGTCCTTTTCGGCTGTCGAGTCCCCGCTGAGAAACTTAATGGATAAGCTGGGTGGGCAAGACTACATTGATATCGCAAGACAGGTCGAGGAAAATGAAAAGGCCGGAATAGAAGCGCCTTTCCCGATATCCAGGCTGACGGACAGAGTTGAAGGCGAAGAGCACCCCACTGGCGTATACGACATCGGCAAAGGCAAAAACAAACGGAAAATGTTCGTGGCCGGCGGAATCGTAGCAAAGAACAAGCTCTCAACCCCAATCGACGAAAAGACTTGGGGCATTTTGAGGGAACATCAAAAAGATGGCGTAAAGCTCGGTATTCAGGCGATGGAGAAATTTGGATCTTTTATCCTGGGCGATGGAACCGGGGCCGGCAAAACGATGATAGAGCTGGCCGTGGCTGAGCACTATGCCAAGAATGGCAAAAGCGTTCTAATTGTAACTCAAGGAGAAAGCGTCTACAATGATGCGTTTGTAAGGGATGCAAAGTTGCTCGCTGGGGCCGGCTCAGACTTTTGGAAGAACAGGCTGATTTTCCTTAACTCCGGATCAACGAAGATCGATGATAAACATTTCGAGGAAACGGGTCAAACAAGGATCACGTCTAATCGTGGAACGTTCCAAGAGGGCAAGATCAACGTTATTTCGTACGATTATCTTTCCCTGGGCTCGGAGTCTATCTTGGATAAACTGAAGCTTGACAAGTATCCGGACATCGTAATCTTCGATGAATGCCACAATCTCAGAAATATTCATGAAAACCCCGGAGCAATTGTAAGGGGAAAGGAATACGAACGGACTCCCAAAGGGAAAGAGCTTCTTGGCCTTAAGCCCGATAAGGGCGGACGTAAAAGTTTGCAAGGATATGAATTGGCGATGCAGTCTGAAAAAGCCCTATATGCCTCTGCCACATTGTTCAACAAAGGCCCAGAGGTCTTATATTTAAACAAGATAGGATTCGTCAAAAACTATCGCAATAACGTGCAAGACTTCATGTCTAAATTTGGCTACACCTTGGTTCACAGCAAAAGGATGGGAGACTACTGGCGTTCGGATGGAATCAATTATTCTGCCGGACAATTACAGTATTTCTTCGAAGAACTTCAGCAAGCCGGCGTTGCTCTAAAAAGAGAGATCGACATGACCGGGGTTACTATCGACGTGCAAAAGTTTAACACACCGCCCCGTGTAGCAAGCTTGTTGAACAGGGTCGTTGCGTGGGTTGAAGCGAGAAGCAAACAGGAAAACCCGGTTGCCTTAAAGCTCATGGCACAGCGCCGGGTCATTGAAACGCAAAAAGTTGCGGCGGCAGTGGAGATGGCCAAAAAGGAACTCGCCGAAGGTCGCAAGGTCATAATCTTTGCCGAGGGCGTCAACGATCTCTCGTTCCAGGGGTTAGTGGCCAGCGCATTGTTGGAAGATTCGCAGTTTATAAAGTATATCAAAGGCGAGGCACAGAAGAAGAAGATCAACATTGATGACGAAGGCGCACAAAGAGAATTCGTGACCAAGTTGATCAGGCTCGGAATAACGGACAGCGACTTTAAGCCAAAAGGAACTTTATCAGCTCTGTATGAAGAGCTTTCCGCTTACATGGAGAGCGAGTGGAGCAAGGCCCATAAGGGTAAGTCGGTTCCAAGGCCTGGGAGTTTTATCGCAAAAGTTTATGGAAAAGGATCAGTCGAAGATCAGATAAAAGCCTTCCAGAACAACCCATGGGTCAAAATCGCTCTGGTCACTCCTGAAAAAGGCGGCGTCGGAATATCTTTGGACGACGAACTTGGAACTGAGCCCAGAACCATCATAATGGTGACCCCAACTTTTGGCGGCATAACACTTTCACAGGTCATTGGTCGCGCATGGAGGCTTAACACCAAAAGCGATCTGAGGGTTAAGTTTATTATGTCAGACTCCGAGGTCGATGCATGGGGCATGCAGATCGCACTCAACAAGCTTATCATCATGGGCGCGGCATTTAAGCAAGGCGACTCCGTGGCTTTGGGGGAGGCAGTTGGAGAAGGCCTGGCCGCAAAAGGTGAGGAAGAGTTTACGACATCAATCGACCGCGATAATTACGAAGAAGAAGACGAGAATATGTTCCAGAGCGGCTTTGGTCGAAGCGCCGAAAAGCAAGAGCTAATAAAGAAACTGACAGCTCGAGAGGCCGCACACAAGGCCGTGAACGCCAAGAACTCGACCGAGTATGTCGGCGCCATGAAGCAGTACACTGAAGCCAAGGCCGAGGAACTTCGCGCAGATGGACAGGAAGAAGAAGCGGTCATCGTCGAAGAAACTCAGGCAGATCTCGAGAACCAGGTTGAGTTCTTGACCGACCTGAAGAACGAAATCGGCGAGATGATAGACACCGAAGTGGAAAAGGCCCGGGAGGCCGGGCACGAACTGAATACCGTGGACGACGTCATCAGGATGCGCGAAGAACAAGGTTACAAGGACGAAGACGGTTTCTTCGCAACTTACAAGAAGCATTTAGAGGAACTCCAAAAGAACAAGAAGCCGGAGCCTCCGAAGAATAAGCATGATGCCCACAGGGCAAAGCACGGCGCCAGCAGAAGAAGGGCCGACAAGGATAGGCACTATGAAGAAAATGCCATCTCCGAGAAAGAGATGCGAACTGAGCTGGTGCTGACACCGAAAGGCGTTTTTGATCCTGCCGCAAAAGGCGTGGCGTGGGCCTTAGAAGAAAAGGGTATAGCCGGATTATTTGCAGTGCTGACCTCAGAGCAATGTGCCACAAAGAGCCAGCTGGAGAAATTGCTCGCTGGAGACAGTCTGATCAACAAGCTTCGCTTAGGGAAACTTGTTTTCCGGGCAAGGAAAAACGGCAAGGTAGACGAAAAGGAATTCCGTAAATACTTCAGCGCTTCTCTTTACTGGAAACTGATGGAGAACTGGGTGGACGATAAGGTCGCCCTCAAACTCTTTGAAGAATTCGCCATGGGCGATTTGCAGTCTGCCGAAAAGAGTGTCTATAAACTGGCCCGGATGTATTCTGGGGTGGCGGTTCGAACCTATCGCGACTTCGTCAAAAAGGCCGAGGAGGTGGCCGTAAACCTCAGGGGAGACGATGGACTGTACAGTGCGGACATAGAAGAGTATGTGCATCAGCGGGCTGTATATCTGCACATTCAAGAGGTCAAAGAGTTTCAGCTTAACAAGCGGATTGAAAAAGCGACCGACATCGCCGACAAGAGGGGCAAAAAGCTGACTGCTTCGGACCTAGCCAAAATAGAAGATGACTTCAACAAGAGTTTTATTGAGTCCAATATCACACAGCAGAGGCTCAACCAGATGAGAGGCAAGTTGTCGAGGACAGAGCAACAAAGAGCAGATCGCGCCCATAAAGAACTGATCAAGTTTTATCGGGATATACTGGACGAATTACTGGAGAGCGGGGTCATATCGGAAGAAAGTTACGAGACCCTGACGACCGCATATCCGAACTATGTCCCGCTGTATAGGGATATGTCTGACAGGAAAGCGGCAGACATTGACAGTGGTAAGCTCGTGCAGGACTTGAGGAAGGGAGCTTTCGAAAAAGCCTTGTATCCTTTAGATTACTTCCATGGTAGTCAGCGGCCCGTCTTGAATATGATAGACAACATGATGCACTATCATTCTAAGGCGAAGCAATCGATGGAGCTAAACCGGGTCATAACGGCTCTTGACTATCTTGTTAAAGAGTTTGAGGGCACGGATCACGAGGGCAAATTCATTAAAGTGCATAGCGATACGTCAATCCTGAAGGATGTCGTGTACTACGATGAAAACGGAAATGTAATTCCAAAAAGCGATTTCGATAAATACTTCGAGAATCCGGACGCCCTGGTAGAGACGGAGATCGATGGCAGTGGAGTCGGACGCATGGTGGTGAACAAGTCGAGGGACAATACGCCGTACATGGTGGCCAGGAAAGACGGCAAGACGATACTGTACGAAGTTCACCCGGCCATTATCGAAGCCCTGAGAACTATGCAGAAGTCTGATCCGAGGAACAAAGAAGATGCGTGGATACGGAATGTGGCTACGAAGACTGGCGATTGGTTGAGAACTGGTGCGACCGCGAGCCCAGACTTCTGGGTGAAGAACATGTTCCGTGACACGACCTATGCGTACACCGTATCGGACACAGAGATGAACTTTGGGTCAGACCTGATGAAGTCCTCTGCGTACGTTGTTGCAAGAAAGTTCTTCAAAGACGATGCTGAGTTCAATGGTTGGTGGGACGACTACATGGCTCAGGGGGGCGGCATGGGAACCAGATTAAATGATATAGCCGCTCGACGCATGGCGTACCGCAACGAAGTTCTCGGAATGGGCAGTCCCTATGGAAGAAAAAACATCTTCTCGAGCAGAGGCGCAAGGTTCATTGATTCATGCACGACGGTTCCGTTGCAAAGACTTCAAGCGGCGGCCTCCACAGCTGAAACAGCATCAAGGTTTGCGGAATTTGTGGCGGCTAAGAAGGCTGGACTATCCGATGAAGAGGCGGCCTTTAGGGCAATGGATCAGCAGGACTATGGAATGTCCGGAAGAAGAGTTCGGTTTCTGAATAAGGTTATACCGTTCTTTAATGCTCCCATTCAGTCAAAATATAAAATCTTCAGGGCGTTCAAAAAGCACCCCGGAGCGGTCATCGTGAGGTCACTGCTTGCCATATCAGTACCCACGATATTCGAGATAGGAATGCAAGCATTCTTCGCGGACGATGACCAGAAGAGGCAAATTCTCGAGGCCCACGACAGTATCAGGGCCAACTTTTGGTTGATCCCTGTTCCTGGCGGCCACGGCGTTGTCAGGATTGCTAAGCCATTTGATATGTCCGTACTTTTTGCCAATACATTGGAGTCTATATACGAATATGCTTGGCAGGAAGACCCCATTACAGCGGAGACGGCTCTAAAAGAATACATGCACCGGAATACCCGATACAATCTGCTGTCTTGGAGCTTGATGCCCCAGGTCATGTCAATAGCAACCGAGGCGATTTGGGGAAAGAACTGGTTCTATGGCACCGACGTTGTCCCGCTTGTGGAGCAGGACTTGTCTCCGGACTTACAGTTTGATGCAAACAGTTACCATCTGACCATATTTATGGCCAAGATGGTCAACAACTTAGGCCTAAGCAATGTCCCTGGATTTGGGGTTTTGGCTTCTCCGAGAAGGTCAGAAAGTCTAATTAATACGACGTTCGCCTCTCTTGGAACTTTAACTTTGGATTTACTGGATTTTGCTATTGACAATGCGGCTTTCTTGTTTGGGTTGGAAACCTACCGGGAACAGGTCAAAGGCGAGAGGCCGCATTCAGACTCAAGGTTCGCAAAAACCCTTGGAAGAGACGTTACGAACGTTCCTCTGCTAAAATCATTCCTGCTGAATAATGACTACGGAGCTTCGGTTAGCGAGTTCTACGATGAATACAACAGACTTGAGGCCATGAAGAAGTCGTATGATGCAGAGATGAGTGCCGGGAGGCCGGATGCCGCCTTGAAGAAGTTTCCGGACAAAGACTATCACAAGTATGTTATTTTAAAAGATGCGTTTGACGCGATGAACACCATGAAGCCCGGGAACAAGCTATATCGGCTGGTGAGAGACTCCCGTCATCTTACCGGCGAAGAAAAGGGTAAAATGTTAAAAGAGATCTCCGGGGACAGAAACAGATACGCCAGAGAATTAATGCTTTGGAGTAAAATGTATGATGCGGGCATAGAGGATATGCTTGAAAAGACATATGACTACGAAGCAGAACAGAGAGCTCCGTTTGCCTCCTCTGAAAGTTACGACGAAAGAGCTGGAAACGTGGAGAATATGGGTGAAGATCTACGAGTCAAGCTCAAAGAGAAAATCACCGAGATTGAGGAATGGACAGAGGCAATGAATGCCAAAGGAAAGAACGGGGCGGCCAAATAGGCCGCCTCTAGCTTTTAGTCCAACTGAAGGAGGAGATGGTTATGATTAGAACGGGAATTGCTACAGGCGTGTCAAAGATATCGGCTTCGCTATCAGACCCGCTGGCCTGGCTGGCGGGTTTTGTTATGGCGATCGTTGCATACTTGATCGGGGAGCCTGGAGCGGCATTCTATGCCCTGTGGATTGCGGTAGCGATGGACTTGGTTTCAAGGGTTATGTCGGAGTCGGTTCAGCACGGTGGTTTTTTAAAAGCTGTCAAAGATGGACACATAAAAAGCGACAAGGCATTGTCTGGGGCGAAGTTGAAGATTCCGGCCTACTTTATCATGTGTGTTTTTGCGGCCCAAATTATGAAGTTTCCGTATGAGTATGCGTATGTAGGAAGTTGCGTTATATACGGGATATTCTTCTTTGTCGAGATGGAAAGCACCTGTGAAAATTTTATCGAAGCCGGACTGGAGGAGTTTTCATGGCTTAAAAAGTTTGCCCGGAAGAAACTCAAAGAAACTTGCGACGATGGAGGTGAGTAAACATGAAGATTTATATTGACATTGGCCACGGCGAGGGAGGAGATCCGGGAGCAGTAAGTAAACCCTATATTGAACATGAGATGGCAATGGTCACGGGCTTAGCAATGGCAGACCAGTTCAGGAAGCGGGGAATAGAAGTCAAGGTTGAACCGGGAAACCTTGACATATCTTCAAGTGCTCGGACTGCAAACAGCTGGGGTGCTGACCTGCTTCTCTCGATCCATTACAACGCTGGCGGCGGGGACAGGGGGGAAGTGATTCACTCCTGGAAACGTGGCTCGTTGGAGCTGGCCAACATAATCGGCAACGGCCTTAAAAAAGCTGGCCAGAGCGTTGTTAGAGTTTATAAGAGTAAAGCAAACTCCAAAGGCGACGCTGAATATTTTGGCATATTGCGTGTCGCAAGGATGCCAGCAGTCATTATCGAACCTGCCTTTATCGACAATGCGGTGGACAGGCAGTTGGTCGATACTTTGCTGAAGCAGAAGCAGATGGGTATCACGTTGGCAAACACCATTGCCGATGCCTACGGAAGGGAGGCGGAAGAGGTGACAGAGACTAAAATCAAAATTGACGACAAAGTGCTGACCGGCTATATTCTAAAAGACAATCTCAGTTACGCCCCGGTGAGGGCGCTGGCAGAGGCCTTGGGATGCAAAGTTGAATGGGACGAAACAACGAAAACCGTAAGAATAGAACGGAAAGGAGCGATAAAATGATGGAAATACTTTTAGGCCTAAAGATTTGCGTGATTGCTATTTTGGCGGACACGTTGCTGGGTTGGGTATTCGCCTTTATTAGAGGCGAGTTTGATATTCGGGAGGCTCCTAGATTTCTACAGACTGCTGTCCTGCCATACGTGGGTAGCTTACTCATCGTCGCAGGATTAGCGTACCTCGATCCTCAATACATGCCGGTGTTTATTATTGTTACCGGGATCATTACCGCTAAGTTTGGAGTCGAGGCAATTAAGGACAAAATCCTTGGCAACTTAAACATCGGTAAATAAAAAGGCCCGGAGGAAAGTTCGTGACTTTTCTGTGACTTTTTTCGGGGGGTTACCCAAAAGAGGAGGTCACATGAATCTACTCTACTTCCCGCCAGACCGTTTGTCACGATGGTGGGTCATCGGCGACTCGAACGCCGGACACCCTGATTAAAAGTTGTGTTGTGGCGTTAAAAGACCTGTAAAGACCTAATCAAAAATACCCTCTGAGTTTCGTACCGACGGAGCTTGGAGGGTATTTTTTGTACCTGAGTAAAAAGAGTTATAAAGAGCTAATCAACCAAAAATATCTGTGACCCGTGACTTTTTCGTGACTTTTTCGTGACTTTTAGTTGAGGTAGGAATCCTCAATATATTGGGCCGCACCCCTTTGCATTTCTACGTCAACATGAGAATAGGTTTGGAACGTCGTGGCAAGCAAAATATGTTCCGGGATAGTGTGCCCTACCATCTCCGAGATGATCTTGGGGTTTACTCCAGACTCCAAGAGATTCGTCACGAAGTTGTGGCGAAGGTCGTGAAACCGCGACTTAGAATCTAATTTAAGGGTCGTAAGAATTTCCCGGTATCGCTTAGACACATAGTGTGGGTCGAGCGGCCTTCCATCTTCCCAGCAACAAACGAACTTACGTTCAATTCCCGCCGCATCATTCCATGTTTTTTGCGTTTTCAGATAATCAGTAAGGATCTTGCTTAGCTCCGGGCCTATCGCCACATACCTGATCCTCTTGGTTTTAGTCTTGACAACCTTCAGTTTGCCGTCTTCACGACTTAAAGAATGAGCAATCCTGGCCACATTGTTTTCTAGGTCGATATTGTCCCAAGTCAAAGCACAAATCTCTCCGCGTCTAAGGCCAAGAAATGCGGCCAATGCTATTGGTATATACATTATTGTACCCTTGGCATTGTCCAATACATATTTAACTTGGGACTGTGTCAAAAGGATCCCGCCATATTCATTTTTAGTCGGAGGCCTTACACCATCGCACGGATTGCTCCGGATCAGTCCTTGCCCTACCGCAAAAAGCAATGCCATTTTTAGGACTCTGTAATGGTAAGCTATCGTTGTGCTCGATAGCTTACCATCCATGTCGTTAATATACGTCTGTATTTTTGGAGGCTCCAGATCAATTAGTTTGTAGGCGCCAAAGTTCGGTACTAAATGAAGCTTAATTGTTTCGTCGTATGAACACTTTGTTCGATAACTGACCGTGTTCTTTGTGGCTTCGTACCAAAATTCCAAAAGCTCTTTGACCGTCATGTTTTTGTTCTTGGAGCTAACCCCGGAATTGGCCTCGGCTATTAGTTCAGCCAGCTTAGCCTCCGCCTCTGACTTTGTTCCGTTGAAGACCTTTGTCCCTTGAACACGTTTCAGTTCTCCATTCACCATCTTTGGTTTACGGTCATATATTAGTTTCCATTTGTTTTTGCTCAGATTTTTTACCGATCCCCTCATTGTCATTACCTCCCTCAGACAGATAAAGCACATACTTATCTGTCTCAAGTATTTTGCAATTAACCCGTGGATTATCGACAAAAAATTGATAAGCTTCTTCAGTGATCTTGTTGTACAACCTTAGCAACTTAACCTTTGCCGACATAAATACCCCCCTCAATAAAGGAAAACCTTACAAATCAGTCCCCTCCCTGACGAATAAGTGTTTCCAACATTCCCAGTAATAAGTCAAGGTTTTTGCGCTTTTGTTGCGGCGTTATCCCTGCTTCCTCTATCGCGACAGAAACCTTTGTCATAAAGTCTGCGAGTAATGCGTCTGAAATTTGTACATTGTTTACAGTCGTGGTTCCTTTGTCATCTGTACTTCCCACCAAATATTCAATCGGAACCCTAAAGAATTTAGATAAGTCTCGCAAGATATCAAATTTAGGCATTCTATAGCCTTGCTCGTACCCGGCTACGGCTGTTAACGAAATTTCTAACGCGTCTGCCAATTGTTGCCTAGTAAGACCCCTTTCATCTCTTAAACCTTTGATTCGTTCAGCTAAAATTGCTCTCTCTATAGGCCTCACGGTCGACTCCTCCTTTCTTCGTTTTTGACGCGATAACGCGCAAAACATTATCGTGATTAAATCTTAACACTTTTTTACTTCTTTTTGCAATCGGATATTTTGTCGAGTTGTGAAAGCCGAAAATTCGGCGTTTAGAAAAGTGCATATTTTCACAAAGTAAAAAAAAGAAAAGACTTGCTAAAAAATTGTCAGAAAAGTAAGATATAAATAACGCGGCGACGCGAACCGCGTTGAACAAAAAACGCGAAAAAAGGGGGGTTGAAAGTGCTCACTAAGGAAAAAGCTATCGCTCTAGCTAAAGACAAGGACATAGGCTTCGTTGATAAAGCCGTTTACTTACAGGACATCGTCAAGGCTTATTCGCCCATTATCGGGATACGCGAGGTTTGCGAGATTCTTGGGTGTAGTAGACCCACGGCAACGCGCTTTGTGGCAGATGCCTTTGAGTCCCGCGTTTTCCCAGTAGCGAAAACCAAGGAAGGGCGCGGAGGGCGATACAGGATTCCTACCGAACCGTTCCTGCGGTATGCATTCCTGGGCGAAGTGCATCCACTGGGGATCAAAAAGCTGTTAAGTACCAGGAGTAAAAAATTTTTAAAGGAGGAAAAGGAATGAGATCGACAGGGATTGTAAGAAAAATAGACCATTTGGGCAGAATCGTGATTCCGGTAGAAGCAAGACGAGCAATGGGCATTGAAGTGGAAACCCCGATGGAGTTCTTCGCGGACTTGGAAAAAGGAGAGATCGTACTGAAGGCTTATAAACCGGGATGTGTATTTTGCGACAACATCGAAACAACCATTGTCTTTCGTGGACAAAAGCTGTGCGCCGAGTGCGTCCAAAAGATTTTAAACAAATAAACGAAGAGGGGCTCATGCAATTTGAGTCCCCCGAAAAGGTTGGTTAGCATGGCAATGCTAGCTGACCACATCGTACCACCTTGAGGGAAAGGGGTCAAGCATGAGAGATTTACTTCAAGAACCAACGATCACTGTATTTGGCAAACACTTCATCATTCATCAAACTTTTGCGATAAAAGAACAAATCAAAACGATTCCGGGGCGGGCGTGGAACCCATCAAAAAAGGCGTGGGTCGTTCCAGCCAACGAGGAGTCGCTTCGCGCTTTGCTTTCAATCGCTCCAGAAGCCGTCGTAGACCCAGCCGTTAAGGAGTTGCTCGCCGATCGCAAGGCAAAGCTGGAAGTCATCAGGGCTCAAAAGGACGTTCCGTGGCAGGATCAGATTCCGATGAAAACTATGCCAATATCGGTACGTCCATTCCAGCACCAGATAGCGGCCTACAACGTTGTCGGTACAATTTTTGGCCTATGGGGCGAGATTTCCAAGGACGCTGGAGCCGGGCTGTACATGGAACAAGGAACCGGAAAAACACTTTCAACGATCGCAGTGGCTGGGCGGATGTTTCTTGACGGGCATATAAACCGGATGCTCGTCATAGCCCCGGCGTCAGTCGTGCCGGTCTGGCCAAAGGAATTTCGCGACTTTGCAGACTTCCCCTATGACGTTCAGACCCTGGAAGGGAGTAGTTCCAAAAGAGTGTCCTTGCTTCAGAAGTGGCCCGTGTCAGAGGATATGTTGCAAGTTGCCGTGGTCAATTACGAATCAGTGTGGCGCATCGACGAGGCCGTTCGCAAATGGAAACCCCAGCTCATTGTCCTTGATGAAAGTCAGCGGATAAAAAACTCCGGCGCGAAACAGTCAAAGTCGATCCATAAGCTCGGACGAGCCGTACCCTTTAGATTAATCCTCACCGGTACACCGGTAAGCCAAGGCCCACTGGACTTCTTTTCACAATTAAAGTTCGCTGACCCAACGATATTGGGATCAAGTTACTATGCAGTCAAGGCAAGGTACGCCACTATGGGCGGCTTCGAAAACCGGCAGATCATTGGATACAAAGACCTCGCAGATTATACAAAGAAGGTTCACAGCATAGGGTTTCGAGTCACAAAGGCTGAAGCTCTCGACCTTCCGGAACAACTCCCGCCGCAGTTAAGGTACTGCGAGTTCGAAAAAAACGCCAAGGCGATCTATTCCCAGCTCGCAAAGACCAGCGTCACGCAACTGGAAAATGAAAAGGTAGTCATCGCCCAGAACGTCCTCTCCAAGCTTCTTCGCCTAAGTCAACTAGCCGGAGGCTTCTATGCTGAAGAAGGTGAGAAACCGGTCGAGGTGTCTAAGGCCAAGCTCAATCTGCTGGAAGAAACCATCGACGACTTAGGCCCACAGAAGGTCGTTATTTTCGCAAGATTCCTTGCGGAAATTGCCGCCATTAAGAAACTTCTGGAGAAGAAGGGTATCAAGTATCGCCACATAGATGGCTCCGTACCGTTAAACGAAAGAGGAAAAGCGGTCAGGGAGTTTCAGGAAAACCAAGGGTGTCAGGTATTCCTCGCCCAGATACAGACGGCTGGGCTCGGAATAACATTACACGCGGCCAGCGTGGCCGTTTTTTACTCAATGGACTATAGCTACGCCAATTTAGAGCAAGCGATGGCGAGACTCCACCGCATTGGACAAAAGAACCCAGTAACCAACATCTTTCTGCTGACCAAAGGAACAGTGGACGAAAAAGTAATGAAGGCATTGGAATCAAAACAGGACGTAGCAAGGCTCGTCGTAGATAACTGGAGGATGTTGTTCGAGGAAGGGGTGAGATGAGGGACAGATATGAATGGAGTTTGGGCGATGCCGGGTAAGCCGATAACTGTTACCGGCGAACGCGCTAAGAAATTATTGAGGAGGTTAGGCATGGCAGATGTAGCAAACGAACTCTTTGGGCTATCCGAAGAACTGGTAGTTCTCAAAGAGGCAAAGAAAGAACTGGACAGCATAACAAAGGAAAACAATCGCAAGATCGAACAGGTCGAAGAGAAGATGATTGCGCTAATGCTGGAAGACGAAGTCCAGAGCTTCAAGCGGGACGGGAAAACCTTTTTTATTAGCACTCGGCTCTTCGCAAGTATCCCGGACGAAAACAAGGAAGAAGTTTTTAATTGGTTCAAGGGCGACCCGGATCTTGCCGGGATGGTAAAAGAACAGATCAATGCAAACACCCTGTCTTCTTGGGTAAAGGAACAGGAAGATGAATTACCCGAAGAGATCAAGGAAAGGCTCAATATCTACGAAAAGACCAGCATAGGGATTAGATCTGGAAAATAAAGGGGGAGAAGGATTGGACGAAAAAAAATATTGGCTGGACTTAATGGACTTACTCGCCAGCGCCTCATTACAGGCACTGAGCGAAATGAATCGGGAACGGGTAGAGAGAGCCCGACATCTGCCTCATGAAGTCGCTCATCAAGAAGCCGTTGATCTCGAAGACTTTTCCAAATTGGCGGCGACGATGTTGCAGGGAATGAAGCTGGAGATGGAAAAACAGGCGCCTCCCGCACCAAGCTATAAAATGCCCCCGATAACCACATTGGAGATAAACATGGAGTTGCTCACGATGGCTCAGAATAAGGCCGCAGTACAGGGAAGAAGCCTGAGCCAATACCTCAAAGAGTTGTTAGTTCAAGACCTATTTTATTAAGGAGGATCACTATGGCAAAACAAACTAAGAATGAAATTGCTTTGGCTGAAACTTTTCAGCTACCCCAGATCGCCGGCGACATCAAGGCGTTGATCGAAGAAGAAATGGATGGACTCTCGCTCAGTTTCGAGCGCATCAAAGTTCCATCCGGCGGCGGACTCGCCTTTGAGGTTCCCGACGAAAACGGCGATACCGATGTGCAAAAGGAACTGCTCGGCGTCATCGTGGGGCATGGCCCGGAGAACGTGTATTACATGAGTGAATTTACCGGCGGCTCTGAGCCTCCAGACTGTGTTGCGGTTGACGGCAAACTTGGAACTGGGAGCCCAGGTGGAGACTGCGCCGAATGTCCATACAATCAATGGGGATCCGGGACTGACGGAATCGGAAAGGCTTGCCAGAACAGGCACAAAGTTTTCATCCTGTTTGACGGAGAGCTATTTCCATATATGCTGACACTTCCGGCGACCAGCATCAAAAACTTCTCCGACTTTGTAAAGCGGAACGTGATGAAGAACCGCCGCACCAGTTCCTTTGTAACCAGAGTTGGCCTTATGAAAGACAAGTCCAAAACCGGCATTGAGTATTCCAAGTGCACCTTTGAAGTGGATTCCTTCCTTGATCCGGCCAAAGCAGATATGGCATACAACTACGCCCAGGGCATTAAGGCGATGGTCGGCATGGTAAGTACCGAGAAACAGGCTCCGGTTGAAGTTGACTGGGATGCCGAGATGACTGAAGAAGTGATGTAAGAGCGTTGGGACGGTTCAGCCCGCCCCTTAAATTGAAAGGAGAATTTGCCGTGGAACCTAGGGAACCTAAAGAACTTAAAGGATATTGTCCCTCTGATGTATGTGCGTCGGAGCCATGTGCGCCGGAGCCTAGGCTTCAGGATTTACTGTGTATGCAAAGCGACGAGCTAAGCTTGATTGAAGATTATATTTATTGCCTTAACGAAAAACTCAGAGGGGAAAGCCCCAAAGCGCAAACTTGCGAAGCCGTTAATCTAGCCGGAGGACTATTGGGTCTTGCAGATAGAAACTTTTCAAGGGTACAAAATTGCCGGGTAAAGTTAGCGGAATTAGTGTCTTTGATATAAAACCAAAGGGCGAATTAATTCGCCCTTTGGTCGTTGATTTTAAAAGTGTAAGAGGAGGAAGACAAGTATGTTGAACTGGGAAGAGGCTGAGGAACACCTGTGCTTTATAGAACAAATGTATACAGAGATTGGCAGTAGCGGATATTTTGCTCTGAATATTACTATTAGACCTTTGCGTGATCGATTTAACAAAGGTGAGCGCACAGAAGAACTATACGATGAAATTATGGCGCTAGAGTAAGGGGGAAGGAGGAAAGAACATGACGTATTGCTGTAAGAAGATCAAGGATAGTGGCGAAAGAGAAGTGTTCGAATCCGGAGCAGTCCGTGATATGCAGGAAGGCAAAGGTCGTTGCGACCTTCTGCCCTTGGATGTTCTAGGAAAAATGTATCACATGGAGTTTTTGTCCCAGATGGACGGTTATGTACGCACAGGCGACTTAGCCTATCTGCGAACGGCCTTGGAAGAAATCCGTTCAGGCGAAGAAATGAGCGCATCGGCCATGATACTGGAACTCGCTAAGCACTATGAAGAAGGCGCGAAGAAGTATAACGAAAGGAACTGGGAAAAAGGGATACCTCTTCACAGCTTCGTCGACAGCGCGGTAAGACATTATTTGAAGCTTTGGTCGCAAGAAGAAGACGAAAACCATTTCATTGCCTGTGTATGGAACATCGTTGGGGCCATCTGGACGCATCAAAACAAGCCTGAAATGATTGACTTGCCGTTCTTCACGGAGCAACCTCATCTGATCTCGGAGGTGTAGCATGGCCAGAATATCCAAGAACAATTATTATCTCGAAATAGCCAAAGCCGTAGCACTCAGGTCAACTTGCCTTCGCCGCCAATACGGAGCGGTCATCGTCAAGGACGATGAAATCATCAGCACCGGGTACAACGGCTCCGCCCGGGGGGACGTCAATTGTTGTGACACAGGCGAATGCTACCGCAAAGCCCGTAATATTCCTCACGGGGAGCAGTACGAAAAGTGCGCCGCTGTCCATGCGGAGCAGAACGCCATCATATCGGCAAGCAGAAAAGACATGATAGGGGCGACATTGTACCTGTTTGGCAGTGAAAGCGGGGAGCCGATCCCCGACCCATGTCCCTGCGAAATTTGTATGCGGATGATCCAAAACGCAGGGATCGCAAGCATAGTAACTTACACGGAAGGAGAAGAGTAATGGACGACAAAACGCTTGAATACATGGGACAAAGAGTAGACAAGGCAAGGGAGATCCTTAAAAAGATACAGGACATTGACACGATCTTAAAAAACCTTGAGAGAAGAACAAACGACATTAACGCTGTCTCTTTTCTCTATTACGAAGGCGGAATTCTGATAGGAAATAAGCATAGTAAAACTTTTTACGATCCTGTCGTGCAATCGGTCAAAGCCGCAACAATAGTCGCATTGACCGAACTGAGAACGGAAAAACAGAATGAACTCGATGCTCTTTAGGTTAAGAGGCGAAAGATTAGCCAGTGGCAGGGCCGACTTGCCTTAGCATAAGGGCAAGGATAGCGGGGGTTCGACACCCCCCGGCTGGCTCCATTTTAAAAGAAAGCGAGGAAGGGTAATGAATGAATTCAAAATGGGGGACAAAGTCAGAATCAAAAGCGATTTGATCCCCGGACAAAGATACGGCAAAGTTACTATGCTTGGCGGTTTGATGGCCGCCGAACGGGGGCGCGAGGGAGAGATAGACATCATATACGAAGGGGCTAACGCCGCTTGCGTAGATGGCTGTCCGTTTATTTGGTCATTTGAGATGCTTGAGCTTGTGGAAGCGCAGGAGGTGCGATAAATGACCAAAAGAGTAATTGCATTTAGAGCGTGGAACAAAGTCGAAAAAGTGATGTATACAAATGCCATAAATAGAGTCTTTATTAAAGGCTATTGGCGAAAGCATTACTAAAGAGGGTTAGTAGCTGTTTATTCAGCTACCCCTATATTTTTTACCTACAGCACCATTCGCAGACTTCCTCAGTTTAGTATATGCACTCAGGAATCATTCTATACCTAAGGAGGAATGAATATGCAAATTAACGATAAATGGATGGTCGAGTCTGACCCACTCAATATAATCCTCAAACACAAAGTAATATCCAAACCGAAAGACGGCAAACCTTCAAAGGAATATTGGGTAGTCGAAGGATATTACCGCACCTTGCATGATGCCTTGGAAGCACTCATTGATAAAAAGATACGGAAAACAGAACTCAAGGATATGCAGACTATATGCAACATGGTTGATGAGTTAAAGGTATTGCTCAAGCAGATACCAGACTTTAAACCTATTAAGGAGGTAACGCCATGAAACCAATACTTTTTAACACAGACATGGTGAAAGCCATACTTGACGGGCGAAAAACCATGACCAGACGGGTATGCAAATTAGATACTGCTAACTTTGATTATGACTTAAAAGATAAAGACTATGGACCCTTTTTGCAAAATGAATACGGCGATTCGATTAATGTTAAAGAATTAGCCCCCTATCAACCCGGCGACATTCTCTATGTGCGGGAAACGTGGGCAGAAGTAAATGGCATTTATATTTATAAAGCCGATGAAGATGCTACGCCGCTTAAATGGCGACCTTCAATCCATATGCCTAAAGAAGCCGCCCGAATCTGGCTCGAAGTGACCGATGTGAGAGTGGAGAGGTTGCAGAAGATAACGTACGATGATTGCTTAAGCGAGGGGATGTGGGATTACGGAACAGATGTTGACACACTGATCGCATATCAAGAATTATGGCAAAGCCTAAATGCCAAAAAAGGATACGGTTGGTACGAAAATCCTTGGGTATGGGTCTACGAATTTAAGAGACTGGAGGTGTACAGATGAACCAAGACAAATTCCTTGCAATCCTCCTAGCACTCGGACTTATCACAACAATCTATGTATCAACATTCGCTTACAGCACCCCGGACACGACGACATCATACACCGTTAAGCCGGGTGACACCCTCTGGGAGATCGCCGAAATGTACTGCCCCACAAGCCACACAGGCAATGTAGTATCAAAAATCGAGCGGTTGAACGAGATTGAGGGTTATATACATCCGGGGCAAGTGCTGGAAGTACCTTGTGAGCCAATGGAGGCAAGAAAATAAGTTGAGGAGGGAAAGGATTATGGATAACCTTAAACCATGCCCGTTTTGCGGGGGTGAGGATGTAAAGGTAATCGCGTCTTTAGGCGAGGAGCATTGTGTGGACTGCTGGTTAGAAGATTTACCCTCATATGGCGGCAAATCAAGTAATTACTATGTAGTCTGCTTAAAGTGCCAAGGTAACAGTGGCTACAGAAGAACACCGCAAGAGGCCATAGATAACTGGAACCGCCGCCCGGTCGCAAAGAAAACAAAAGTTGAAAACCTTAAGCATTTGATTGACCTAGTGTCTTTAAACCCAGACCTCCCGGTACTTCCAATCGTTGACGCCGACTGCGTAGTCAGCGACGACTATGGTTATTGGCTGGCAAGCATTGGCTCCGTTGAAGTAACAAAGATCCTTGACGATATAAATTATTGCAAAGACGGAAAGTTCTACAGGGAAGACGACTTTGACGAAATAGTAGAAGACCTTGTGAGCGAATCCGATGACCCACTGGATGAGGAAGAAGCCGAGGACATCGTCAAGAATTATCCATGGAGAAAAGTGATCCTAGTTTACATTATACCGGGATAGGAGAAAGGTAAGGTGAGCAAGATGGGAGATACCGCCGGAAAAGGTCAAGGGAAAGTGCCCTTTGTAAGAATATTGATGGGCTTGCCGCGCTCAGGCAAGACTACTTACGCCAATGCTTACAGGGGGCTTTTTCCAATTGTTTCTGCTGATGAGATACGGATGCTCGTACATGGACAGCGCTTTTGGGCCGACGGAGAAGACATGGTGTGGGCCGTCCGTAATATCTATCTCAAGATGTTGTTTCAACAAGGAGTAAGTTTTATCGTTGACGAAACCAATACAACAAAGGTGCGTCGCGAACCAATAATTAAACTGGCTAAAGAACACGGCTACAAGGTCGAAGGCATTTGGTTTCAGACCCCGACCGAGGTTTGCATAGAGAGAGCGCTAAAGGATGCGGACAGTAAACTGATTCCTATTATCGAAAGAATGGAGAAGCAGTTCGAACCACCTACGGAAGAAGAGTTTAACAGCCTCGCAGAGATAGGCAAAGAATGGGTAGTGTTTGAATGATGACAACAATCAACAAGACAGCTTGTATTTTGATCTGTGGGGCGTTATTAACTCTTTCTGGACACTTACTACCAGAAAAGAGTTATACCGACCTCGTGCCTTCAAATTCTGCCGCTGGTGATGTTTTTTTGCCCTCGGATACGCGGAGCGCGTCATCAGAAATTTGCGAGGAGCATCAGGAACCACCTTCGTGGGACGGAGAGGTTCGTACCATGAGAGCAACGGCCTACGATCTTAGCATTCAGTGCTGTGGCAAAGGGCTGGAACACCCAGGTCGCGGGATCACTGCCAGCGGAAAAAACCTGAGCGGCCTATCGAGGAAAGAGGCGATGACCGTATCATCAATGGACTATCCGTTTGGCACAGAACTCTTGATTTCCTTTCCTGAGCCATATACCCATTATGATGGGGTATATGCGGTTCAGGACACTGGCGGTTTTAAGAGCGGCACGATCGACATTTTTGTTGGAGATTTTGGGGACAAGGTCAGTGAGGAAGCAATAAGGTTTGGAGTCAGAACTGTACAAGTTCAGGTTCTTGATTAAGGAGGATGCGCATGGAAGATGCGATAAGGCTCTGTTATGGCGCTTTCGCCATATCGGTCATAAAGGGATATGCTCCGGAGTTATCGTTTGCAAAGCTCCATAAGGATAAATTTGCCGCCGCCAACTATGCCCAGGATATGTACGATCTGTTTCAGAGCGGCGAGTCTTGGGTAGATATAGGGATTATGTTCGGAATCAAAGGCGGCTCAGCCCATAGAACGACGAGGAGAGAACTGAATTTATCGGAGGGAGGAGGTGAATCATGGCAGATACCAACATCGATAGCAAAATAAATTACAAGGAATTATACGAAAAATATGGCATCAAGTTCACCTCTATCACGGGGGATAGGGCTATGGCCCTTTGTCCGTTTCATTCAGAGAAAAACCCAAGCTTCAACGTGTCTCTTACTAACGGGATGTATAAGTGTTTTACTGGGAGTTGCGGGGCAACGGGCAATATCTATTCTTTTTTACAGGAGTGCCCAACGATCCGAATGTCAAAGGCCGATGCCTATAGGGCAGTGAAAGAAGCCGCTTATGGACTGCAAGTGGTCGAAGGATCTAAAAAATCGGCACCAATTAATCCCTATACTTTAGAAGATTATGCTAAGGAAAAAGCACTTCCGATCGAATACTTACAGGAGTTGGGGCTGAAGACTGCAAAACATGAGGGCAGTCAGTGCGTGTTCATTCCGTATAAAGCCGCAGACGACGGTGTCTCAGCCAGAAGGTACCGGTTTCCGCCAACAACGCACGGCAGTAGGTTCAAGTGGCAGACAGGGGCAAAGCTGATCCCTTATGGTCTATGGAAACTGGTCAGTTTCCGCGAGAAAAGCAGCTCGCTGATCATCGTCGAGGGAGAGTCCGACTGCCATACTCTTTGGTACTATGACATACCAGCCATCGGGATCCCGGGGTCGAGCAACTTCAAAAAGGAATGGGTAGCCTTCCTTAATGGCTTTGACATTTATATCTACGAAGAGCCGGACGACTCTGGGAAGAAGTTCGTGGAGAACATCTGCACCCATCTTTTGGGGGCGGACTTTAAAGGCAAAGTCAATAAGATTCAGATCGAAGATTACAAAGATCCAAGCTCGCTTCACGTTAATGTACCAAATCATTTCGAGAGCAAATGGCAAGAAACCATGAACAAAGCCCAAGAGTTGGAGCTTTCCGATGCGGCTGTAAAACCCGACGAATTGGTCGAAGGGGGCATGGTCGCTCGGACTCCGCCCGGGTACATCGTAGATGACAACGGGATCTATCTCATTAGGGAAGAGGGCCGAATCGCTCTGTCTTATACGCCAATGTGGATAGAGCGCAAGTTGCTAAACATTTTTGACAAGACCGAGAAGATCGAGCTCGGATTTAAAGCATCCGGAGAAGTGAAGCGTCGGAGCATTCCACGAAGCCGCATAGCATCGGTACAACAGATATGTACGCTTTCCGATTTTGGACTTGGAGTCCAGAGCGTCAATGCCAAGGAAATCATTAAGTTCCTGTATGAGTTCGAAGGCGTGAACCAAGACAAAATCGACATAGTCAAGTGCTCCGACACGCTTGGCTGGATCAGCACCAGAACCTTTCTCCCTACGCACAAAGGGGACTACGAGATCACGCTCCCAATCGGACTGGAAAAAATGGGAGAAGCGATGGGGAAGAAGGGGTCGTTCGAGGAATGGAAGAAGGCCGCCGCGATTGCAAGGAACATAGACCGCCCGGTAATGCGACTATTCTTTGCCGGAGCATTCGGGGCGCCGCTCCTAAAGGTGCTGAAGGAGCGTACCTTTTTTATCCATCTTTGGGGAGAGTCCGAGGCTGGAAAGTCAGCGGTAGGGTTCGCGGCAATATCGGTATGGGGCGATCCGTACCGGTTAAAGCAAACATTTAATTCAACCAGAGTCGCTATCGAGAGAGCGGCGGCTTGTTTTAACGATTTACCTATGCTTTTAGACGAAAAACAAGCGGCAACAAATGCTTATGCGGCAGACTCAATTGTTTACATGTTAGCCTTGGGCCAGACAAAAGGCCGGGGAACTAAGGACGGAGGGTTAGGTGAGCGGAACGAATGGACAAACATTGTTTTAAGCACCGGAGAGGAAAAGATCACAAGCGATATTTCGAAGCAGGGCGTGTTTACCAGAGTTATAGACCTCGAGTGTCCAAACGATGGAGTAGGCCAGACAAAGGAAGTGAAGGCAATTTACTCGATCACAGAAGAGAACTATGGTCATGCCGGCGAAAAGTTCATAGACAAGCTCTTGGATGCCGACAAAGCGGAGATGCGGCGAGAATACAAAGAAATTGTAGACTACATGAATATCGAAGCAGAGGGCGTGGTGGATACCCATATCAGTTCTATCTCGCTCCTGCTATACGCAGATTACCTGAGCTCAATGTGGGTCTTTGGCTTATCAAAAGACCAGTCTCGAAAAGAAATGAACGAGCTTATGCGGAAGATTTTGGACTCCGATACCTTGACGCTGAAGGAAAACACTCGACTTGCTCCTCGGGCCATCAGGGAAATACAGGACTGGCTCGAGGCGAATCAATCTAAGGTACTGCCAATAACCATATCCATAAGACCTTGGAAAGAAGGGCAGGACGAAGAAGCCGAGCTGAAAAAGGACTTCGTGCCAAACCATGACATTTTTGGCTACTCAGACGACAAGTATTATTACATCATACCTTCAGTTCTCCGAGATTTTCTGGAGAAAAAGAACTTCTCTGCATCAGCAACCATTAAGCAATTGGTCAAAAACGGAGTGATCGAAGCCGCTGTCGTTAGCGACGATCGTCTCTCGAAAGGGAAGAAGCTCGTTACCTCTAAAACCAAAACCATTAACGGGGACAAAAAGCGAGTGATTTTCATCCATCGCTCCAAGTTGATCGAAAAAGAAGTCTTGGCAGAAAAAACTGAGCCGGAGGAGGAACCGTTCTGATCGCGGCGGGAACACCCAGGAACACCCACGGAACACTTTTTTTGAGCGAGTGGGTGTTCCCGTTTTAAGCCCGAAAAATCGGGCGTTAGATAACACCCATATATATATAGAACACCAAGAACACCCATATATATATGGGTTATATAGAACATGAAAATTTCAATATTTAGGGCTTAAAATGTTTTTATTTTTATTTATAAGGGGTATATTTTCAAAATGGGTGTTCCCGTGTTCCAGGCCTGTTTATCGCCTAGATTTCGGGTGATACAGCGGAACACCCAGTGGTGTTCCAATGGGTGTTCCCGAACCCTGTTTTCACTAAAGTTTAGGAGGTTTAACAAATGTTTCCAAAAAACGATGATCAATTTTTTGTGACTAAAGGTGAGCAAACAAAAGTTGTGAAAGACCCCAGACCAGATTTAGGTGACGGAGTGGAAAGCATGTGTTGGGCTGAACTTTTATCTGCCGCCCACAGAATCAATCGTCAGCTGGCCTATGTATTGCACGGCTTTAGGTGCCAAGGAACGCGGCTGGTCAGGGGCGAGAAGGGCTGGGTGATTCGTCCGGAGATCGGAGAAAATGGCTGGGACTCGCAGGAAATGTATGATAAGTACAAAGGGAAATATTTGGAGTCGATGAGGAGGGATGTCATATTAGCGCTAAAAAGACTCAGCTAGAGTCGAGTATAGTCAAAGGAATCCTGAAATACCTGAACTCTTTAGATAATTGCAGGGCCATAAAAGTTCAGGGCAACGCTCAGAGGTCAGGGGAACCCGACATTGACGGTTGTTATAAGATGCGTAGTTTAAAGATCGAAGTAAAGCGGCCCGGGGAACCTCATAAACTGAGCGACCTACAGGCGATCGTACTTTCCATGTGGAAAGAAGCCGGCGCAATAACTGGGGTAGTCCACAGTGTTGACGAGGTGAAAGAGATCATAGCGGAGGCGGAAAGGAGCGATAAGCGTGAAACATAAGTCCGTACCTACCATGCCGCAACACATCAGAGCATTTTGCGACGGAGAATTCTATCGGTATATGATGAACAAGGCCTTTGTTGAAGAGGCCCGGAGGGACATTGCTACCTTGATGGAAGAGGGAGGGGACAAGGGGTTTGACAAGCCCATTGTCCAGGGGGGAGAGTTCAACCCGGAGCAACAAAGGATACTAGAAAAGATCGAGTCGATATACTCAGGAAGAGATGCCATTATAGCGGAGAAGTGTTGCCAAAGGGTCGAAGACGTCATTCGCTCGCTCAATGATCAAGAGCGCACGATTATGGAGCACTTTTACTGGCGAAGGATCCCTCCGGACATCACCGAAAATGAGACGGGCATAGGCCGAAAGACTCAGCAAAGGATGAGAAGAAAGATGACATATCTTTTGGCCGCCAGATGGGGAATGGCATAAAAAAAGGCTCCGGGGATTAATCCGGAGCCTCTTTTGTTTTATTTTTTTTGGTTTAATGCAAATGGAAATGGACGTCCAGGCCGAAACGGTTTAAGTCCCAGCAGATGCCGCATCCATCGCAGAGTCCTGAGCATTCAACAGTTTGCTCTGTATTATAGTCGCAGTCCCCGGCATAAGCCCTGCGGCCTTTAGGGATAGGGCCAACAGTATCTGGCATAACCGAAAATACGACCTGAAAGTTTTTCGGTAGATCTCTAAAGTCTAAGATAAAGCTCTTGGTGAAAGCTAAGAACTTTATGTCTGGGAACCTTCGCGAGATCTCCTTCCACCCGTCCAGATACCCTTGGGAGAAGAAGTCCCCGGACTCATGAAGTCTGAAGAATCCCTTAAACTTCTTCTTCCGGGAGAGCTTTTCGATCTCTGCGCAGAGCAGATCGATCCAGTCCGGATTATTCTGCACAAAGTCAAGGTTTCTCTCCCTGGACGGAACCGTATCCTTACGAAAACGCTCTGCCTTTTTGGCGTAACAAATCTTCTCGCACATAGGAGTACGTCCAATACAGGTTTTCGTAGTCGGTAGGTTCCAGATTAAAAACCCAACGTTCATCTTTCTGTTTCCAGTGGAAATGTGAAATAATTTCTCCTTTGCCATGCTAAGCAACCCTCCCCTTAACTCCACACGGGCTTCTCTTTTGTTTCGCTTTGTGCCCGCCTTTCCTCTATGAGGATAACGATCTCGACACCTCCCCTTACACTGTAGATATCACCGCGCTCGGCTCCCTTGAACTCTTCCCATAGGTCCTTCTTAGTCTGTTCCGCCTCTTCGATCGGAACCCACTCGCTATGCTCGAAGTTTAAAGCGTTATACCACCAGCCCCCTTCTTCGGGACCGCCGTATTCCCGGGTGACAGAATACACGTTCACATAAATCATATCTGTGCCTCCTTACTTCATCTTGTGGTAGTCGCGAAGAAAGTCTCTGACGCATTCTCCGATGCTCTGACTGGTTGCGCCATCGTCATAATTCGAATCGCCATAGTTACAGCTATGGCAATGGTCATCTGTGATATGAATGTCTTCATAGTCTTTTTCGAGGACTATGTGCACCGTCAAGGTGATGCGTTCCACGTCTGCCACTTTGGGATTCTCTTTCGATTTGATACCTTCTTGTAATATCTGCATTCCTTTCCACTCCTTTCTTAATTCCCTCATCCCTGCCCCCTTCAGGGGCAGGAGTAAGAAGCTATCTGTCAGCCACTAAAAAACCTTTGCCCCAAGATGGGTCCGTGTGATAACCTTTAACCTCTGCCTCCAGAGCATCAAAACTTGCCATAAATCCACCATTAAAGCGGTACACCTTGCGACTTTTACCGTAACCGTCCCAATTAGGCTCGATAAACGCTTCAACTTCCAGATTAAATCTACTGGCTATCTCCTGCATTTTCTTACTTGCCTCAGCTTTTTTAAATTCTCCGCCATTAATTTTTATAGTTGTCATATTCATTTACCCCCTTTTCATTTTTGGCATCCGCCGACCGGGTTTCCCCGGTTTCGCCCTCTAGGACTCGTCAGGGCGGTTTAGATTCCTTGGAAAAAATCATCTTCGAGACTGTCGCCTGTGATGCGATTCCATTCTTTTGTCAGATACGGTACTGAGTATTCCTCAAAGTCTGGTTTTTCATCTGCTCTGCATATTGCCGCGTAATCTTCGCCGTCCAACCAAAGTTTGTAGCCGTTAAATTCTCTCACTATTCTTTTCATTTTCATTTCCCCCTTTTCATTTTTGGCTCTTGCCATGAGCACCGCCCCTTTTCAGGGGCAACGGGCTTTCACCGTTCACCTTTCGGCGGGCCTTGCGGCTAGTCTCTGGTTTCGTAGTATTCGGCAAAATCTGCTTCATCAATTTCTTCTACTTCCGCATCAGGAAAGGAAAGAAAGTGATTGCCTTTTCCGGTGTACTGTCCGAGGTAGAACAGACCTCTTTCCAAGTTCTCAATTTCCATTTTTTCAATCAATTCTCTAGCTGTCATATCCAATTCCTCCTTACTTTTTCAGGTAGGCTCCTAATTCCCGACCTCCTTAATTTTTAATCCTGCTACTAATTTTTGGTTTGCTCGGCTGTATGTTGCCGTTGACACTCTTTGCAATTCGATCATTGCTGTCTGATCACCATGCCATTTTTTCGATTTTTTGTCATAGACAAAACCCGCATTTTTAAGTAATTCCTTAGCATTATAAGTTGATCCAGATATTTCATACATTATTTCCTTTTCCATTTAAAATCACTTCCTCGCTTATTCTTGCGCCGGGATTAGCCGCCCGGCTCGGCTTGGTAGTTATATTTATTCTTCCTCTTCTTCGTTTTCTTCGGTAAGTCTTTCCCTTATTCCGTTCAGAATTATAAAATATACTTCTTCTTTTTCTCTTAGTTGGGCAGATGCTAAAGCCTGGAAACCGTCCTTTATTCCAAGTTCTTCTAATACTTCAGTCAGGTAATAAACCCTGCGGTTGTCTGAGTGCAACCAGGCGGTTAAATCGCTTGTGTACCAGTCCGGCTCGATTTCAGGACAGTCCAATAAATCATCATTGTCCCCATTGTCGGCAATATAATCAATGGCATCTGAAACAAACTGATATTTGTAGTCTTCTGGCATCATTTCTCCGTGTGCTTCCATTACTAAACTTTTAAACCATGTCGGGCAATTTTCAGTAGTTTTTATAAATTGGGTGTCATCGTCCCTCTTGTCTGTTGTTAAATACCCTTGTAATTCTTCCGCAAATTCTTTTATAGTTTTTTTCATTTCCAATTCCTCCTTATTCGTCTGTTATTGTTCTAATTGTCATTTGATTAAAACATATGTTCTTTTAATATTTTGCCCGTTTTGTTATTCATAAGCATAATATAAGTAACTGTTAAATCGTTATTTAATCCTAATTCGTTTCTAATTTCTTCAACTTCTAAATTTGAAAGTCTATTAAATTCAGTTTTTAATTGTTGTAAACTATCATCACTATTAGATGTTAATAATGTACCGTTATCATAAAATTTAATCTCATATTTAAGCATTTTATTTCCTCCTTACTTTCCTTTCAGATAGGCTTCAAGAGCCTTTCTAACAACATCCGTCTTTGTTTCGCCAGTCTCTTTGGTCACCTTACAGTTGTCTTTAGAGTTATTCTGCGCTTGCCCTTTGGTTTCCTTCCTTCGGCTAAAGATCTGAGAGCGACGGTATATCTACCAGCACGAAGGTTCCTGCTTCTGGCGATTCGGGGATTTGTTTAGCCAAAGACATTCTTTTTCTATGTGCCCCCTTTCAGGCAGGGGAGAGATCGCTCTCTCCCCCTTGCCTTTTAAGCTTTGAGCCGGGCCATTTCGTCGGCCAACAACCATAGGCTTTTATTCAATTTGATATCAGAGTCGATGCCCTTTACTTCTCTGGTTCTGATTCTCCTACCGGTGCCGGCAACCCCTCTTTGTCCGCCCTTGGTCAGATTTTCTTGAACAACATTGAACGTTGACCAAAGATCCTTTTTGTTATCCTGCCAGCGGTTCGGAGTGATGACTTGTGACGGTGTGATGGGAGATTTATTCTCCTCATACCTCAGAGAAAGCGCCGCTTTACCGAATGCGACCTGTTCCGGCCCGGTCAACTCGATAGACTTCATAACTTCTCTGGACGTGGCTACCCGGTCGAAGCCATGGGTGAGCTCATACGCTCCATCGACCACACCGCCCAAGATGTTGCCTCTGTGCGGCACCTTAATGGCTTGCAGAATATCTCCTGCTACCATGCCATTGGAGCACACCAACCTGAATACTCCTGCCATCATCTGGTACGACGAGGTTCCGTCATGGCTATTAATCAAAACGATTTCAAAGAATTCTCCTTGGTCTAAGACTGCATCTTCTCTGCGGAATCTAAGCATGTGCTTGGTAAAGGCACGGCGCTCTTCGTTTAATGACTTGCTTTGGCAAGCAAAGAACGGGAAAAAGCCTTCTTCCCTCAGCCTTTCAATAACATCGATCGTCGGAATGTGTGTGTACCGGTCGCTCCTGGAGTCGTGTGCCTCTTCAGCGAACACTGACGGAGTATAAACCATCAGCGTGTCATTCGATATTGGGTACCGGCTTTGGATCCTTGACTTATTGGTGACGTTCATCCTGCTGTGCATTGCGGTCATGTTCACGTTCATTCTCTTTTTTCCTCCTCTTCTTCTCTCAACACTTCTTCTCTCAACATTTGTAGATATAGATCCAGTGCATCAATATACACCGAATTCTTTGAGGCTCTATACCCTTGGTTCTTTAGCTCTGTTATGTGAGCGTCAAGCTCTTTGTACATATCCTCCGGAACTCGGATCGTCACAGTAATGCTTGGCAACTGCTTTTTTAGTATCATAGCAACCCTCCTCTCACAAGGCCCAATAACATTGAGCCTATAATTAGTGCAATAAATAAATCAAACTTCTTTGTTCCAAATATGAGCCAGAGGTAAAGCAATAAAAGCGAATACATCTCTATTCCCATATAGACGAGCATGATCAGGCCTATTAAGACAAACATTCCAGTTATCATGGACAGGATTCCAACCACTACAGACAGGCCTTCCTTAAGAGTCATAGGCCACCACCACCTCCGGGTCTTTGATGACCACCAGCGGCGGCGACGTTCCCTGGACTACTGTCACCCAAACTTTGCCGTCATAGACGAAGTCGGCCACAATGAGCCCATTCTCCTTTCGGGCTTTGATGTACAGGGGCTTATTTCGCCCCTGTACAATTACGTTTACTCCCTGCATGGGCCTATACCCATTCCAACTTGTCAATGAACGGCTCCGTCGCCCTAGAAACGTATCTCTTGAGGTCCGCCATCAAGATATCCTGATTGGCGGCGTATTTTGCCACTAAGATTTCTTCCATGCCAATCCTCCTTTGTTGTTTTTGCCCGGGGACTGAGCCCCGGGGTATTAACCTTAAGCGTTGAGGGCGTCTGCTATTTCTTTAACAGTTTTCTTGGCCCAATCAATATGATCTCCTGCGTTTTCCGCCTCGTCCATTAATTCGCGAATCGCTTGGTTTACGTTGTCAACATTGTCGTCTGCCGAAAGAATGTAATCTTCGATTTCTGCCACTTTACCTAGAATTTCTTCCTTGAACTCTTGGAGCTGGTCGGAGTTCTTGGCATTCTCCAGCTCTCCTTCGAGATTTTCGACTTCCAGTTCAAGGTCGGTTATATACTGAAGAACGGCATACCCAAGGTCAACAGCCTTCTTCAAGTCTTCTTTGGCAAAGGCGTAACTTTTGTAAGCTTTCTCGGTGCTATCCAAACCTAACACCTCCTTTCTGTCAGTAAACTCAACAACTTTCCACTGATCCCGTCCTGAGCGTTTTGGAACTCTTCACTTAAGTCCCCGGCCCCTGTGACCCTGTGTACGGTTTCATGCAGAATAACTTTACAGGCTTGCTCTAAAGACACTAGCACATCTCTAACAATAAAGATTTTGTCCTCACTGGAGTGGTACAGACCCAGGGCGCATGAGGAATAGCTGGACACGAAATCCTTCAATGAATCAACTACTCCAATATAACCCGGGTCAGCATAGTAATTAGTTACGAGCTTTTTAGCCATCTCGAGGTTTTCTCTTTCATCGTCATAGAGCTCCGCCTCCGGAATAGTGTCAGCCATCTCAGACAGCGGCTTCTCTTTGACAATGTCTTCAGAAGTTTTGACGCCATAGTCTATAAGCCTCCACTCCCAAGTCTGTGAATACAAATCTATTGGCTCGTACCCAAGCCTCTTAGCCAGCAGATCTTTTCTGTTCCTCATAGCAATAATGCCCCTCTTGCCAACTACCGTGCTCCAAAGAGCGGCTATCTCCTCTTTCTCTTCGTCGGTGTAGTGGAACCCTGGCCTCAGGCCCACCTCCAGGCTCGGTAACATTTGAATCCCAATTTCCGTTTGGGTGAGGAATACCTGAAAAATTCTTTTTAACCAAGGCATCATGTCTTTGGCCGGCGTCCTGTCTATGATACTGTCCCTGATAGCCAACCTAAGCTTGCCCTGGTCGACAACCGTCCTATCTCTGTTGCTCAGTTCTTTGGCCTCAGCTCCAGAGAGATGATATGAGAACAGCGCCTCTTTTTCCTCGAACTCCATGACCAATGAGCCATTGACATAAATTTTTCCTGCCGGTAGCGAAATCTTGTCCTTCACTACCCACTTAATCTTTGAGCCTTTGACATTAAACCTAGTAGGGAAGTATCTCTTTCCGGCATTTAGCTCATTCTCTGTGCATCTAAATTTAATCAATGTACCTTCTATGTGCTTAAGTCCTTCCCTTAAGTTAAAGAACAGCGTCGGGGTGCCGTACTCTGATTCTTGGATCACAGGGACCAAGCTATAATCCCTTGAGCGCAATTCGATATACCTGTTTTCTCTGGCGAAGACTAATAGCGCCAGCTTCAACCCTTCGCCGAACTGCCCAATGCTTGTTTCACCTTTCTCCGATATCCCTAAGGCCAAATGCTTCAACTCCAGCCCCGGCCCATTGTCTCTTAATACTGCAAAAATTTCTTTGCGCCTCACGCTGATCGGACAGCCGAATTCATTTTCCGTATCCAGCAGGTTTTGCAACAATTCCCTAATAGCCATCTCCAGCGTCCAGTTCTTTACATACTCTGGGGAGATGGAAGTCCCCAGAGTCCTTGTAGTTTGTACCATCTTAGTACCCCCTCGCCATAATAGTACTGAGCGGTGTCGGGTCAAAATACATATCTCGCTCTATACGCCTTAAACTCTTTAATTCATCAAGCGAGAAATAACCCAACTCGTTCTCTATTCCAATGACATACCCGAAGAACAGCTTGTCCTTTGGGTCATATTCTATGCCGTACCATGTCCACCTTGACCACGGGTCAAAAAACTTGATAATGCACATAGGATCCGGATTATCTTCTTGAGAATAAAGCGGAGGCAATTTAGCCTCCAGCTTCTTAGTCAACAGCTTCATAAGCACACGCCTCCCTCTTGTCCAACGCCACGCCATCTTCCAGCTCCCAGCCCTTTTGTTCGCAAGCTTTTTTAGCGTAAAACAGAGCCTGCTCTTCGGCTTTCAGTTCTGCCTGAGCCGCTAGCTTCTTACTCCTACGGCTATCAGCCGGAACCAACATAACCTTGAACCCTTCAAACATCGTAAAAGACTCACACACATAGCCTCTTCGGCTTTTCCTTTCTACGGACTTAACAGAAAAATAATATCCACCGGCCTCCTGTTGACTGTTATACCAATTGATTCCACTCTTCTGATAAAAGAGGCTTACCTTGATGTAGTGCCCCTCCATCCCTTTGACTTTAAAATACTTTTCAAATTCTGCCATGCTAAACTCCTTCCCGGAGAGGCTTTACGCCTCTCCTATATCTTTAGTCAACATTTCCTACTGAACCCCAGCTCTGCTTTTGCGGACTTTCAAAGGCTTCATACCACATCCTGTCTTTGGGCTTTACCCCTGTTTCGTACAGCTTTAATTGCCTGTGTTGCCCTTGAGAATGTTTCACTACGCCATATACAAATTGCCGCCCTTGAAACTCCATTCCTAATGTGGCATAATGCCGGCTCCCTCTTTCTTTGTCGCTATGTTTCAGATAATAGTCTTTGGAGGCATGAGATATGACGGTGTCTAACAGATCGTCGACAGGAACAAAGAACCACTCGCCTTGTCTCTTGTAGTCGCAATAAACAGGAACTTCATCCGGCATCATGGACACGAATGCATCGTCCAGGTTATCGACTTCATTGTCTATAAGCTCAGTAAGGAAGTAGAGCCCACCGCCCGAACCGGAAGGATCTATGCTACTTACAAGCTTTCGCCCCTTGTAGTCGAGCAGGGCCGCACCTAACTTATGGTCATAGACTGGATATCCATATTTGTTCAATCTGCCTGTGTCTATATACTCATCCTTCCAATAGTCAATGATCCTAACCTCTCTGACTTCGTCAAGGTCAATCCTTCTTCTTAGTTCCCCTGTTACATTACCCAAAGCAGAGAAGGGAACTTCTACCCGCTTGTCATTGGGGATTGCGCTAAAAACTATGCCCTGATGATTTGTTGTCGAAGAACTGTATTTATCCCCGTTGATTATATATTGGTCATATGCCGTCCTTACTGCTAAGGGAAAGTGATAGCCATAGCTATATAATACATCCCCTTCAAAGTACATATTGCCCGCCTTGCCATCTTTCGATTTCTCCTCATAATAGCCATTGACTAAATCTACATAGTTGCGATACCACTTCATGCTAAACTCCTTCCCGGAGAGGCTTTACGCCCCTCCGTGTTCTCTTTCTAAGTTGCTAAGGTACGCCATGATGCCGCTCTCGGCCTTTTCCTCCATATTTATCTCCCTGTCGGGTTCACCATCAATGACAGCAATGAATATTTGGGCTAACACAATATCAAAAAGCTCGTGCGGAATTCTTTTCTTAAGGCTTTTAAGCAAACTACCAGCGCTTGATGCAACGAAAGACGGGCTACCAGAAACAAAGATGCTATCGTCAGTAGCCACAATGGCTTGCTCCGAACTAAACTCTTCGACCCTTTGACCATTCTTTATTTTTACTTCAACCATCGCTTAGCCCTCCTGTGCATTCTGTTCTTTAAGGGCTTCTGTCATGCGCCTAATGACTTCCATTATGTCTTTCTTTATTCCGTCTTCGCCTTCGCCTTCGTCTTCATTGTTATTATCTATAATCGCCATAAATAATTTGCCCAAGAAAATATCAAACCTTGGCTGAGAAGCAGTCTTCCTTATGTGCTTTAATAGATTCGCAATGCTTTTGAATACAAAGCGCGGCGGCGCATTTACCATAATGCTTTTGTCACTAAACAAAACAGCGCTCTCGGTTACTATCTTGGTATATTCCTCTCCATCAATCACTATAATTTCCACTCTTTTTCTCTCCTCTCATAGAACCAGACCATAAGGAACGATCCGGCCACAACACCGGCTATAAACAATAGCCACAACACACCTTCCCACACTAACACCATACGCAAACCCCCTTTGCGGCTATACGCCTTTTATGTATGACGCGGAATAGCGTTCCGCGTCATTGTAGACAAGAAAAACCATTAGCAATGAATATTATTATTCCTACGAATATAATCATTAGCACAATGCAAGCTCCGAACTCAAAGTCTGACACCCTATGCCTCCTTCCTTTTCTATTTGTCCAATAATTTTTCTTTCGACTGATACTCTTCGCATTTTTTGCGGTCAGAGCAATATTTGCAATGGCCAATGTTTTGAGTATGCATCCAATGGTTAATTGATAAATGTTTCAGCCTTTTAACCGACCTCGGGCACTGCACAAAAACAAGTTTGCCCATTAGCCCTCCATTGGCGGCTCAGGCAAAGGCATCCAGTGAGTAACCTTCTCCCAAATCGCCATGCTCCTTCCCTGAGTAAAATAATACCAGGAGTCATCATCGTGCAATGAAGCGCAATAGGTATTCATATGCTCAGGGCATCGAACCAAAACTGCATGTAACTTTTCCGGCAATCGATCAGTAACCGGTATCCAGTTATCCGGGCGGCTGTTCCAATTATCTATGGCCCTTAGTTCCTCCACCGCCGCATCCCGCTCTGCCTTGACTTGTTCAAGCTCGGTGCGAAGATGGATACAGTTATCTCGTAAGTGTTTTTCGGTATCTCGCCATTGTCTTCGCATCTGGTGTATTTCTTCTGGTTCCAAGTCCGTGTCCTCATAAGCGGCAAGGCGGTTGGCAATATCTGTAAGTAAATCCTCATTTTCGGTTCTGTATTGAGCCAAATCGTGAATGTTATACGCTCCATCTGGGTCACTTGCCACAGCAAAATAAATATTATCCAAGCCGTCATCGATCCTAATAGTCAGCCTATCCATTCTATTCCCCCCTCAACCTTTCTCTTTCTTCAGACAAACGAACCGCCTCGCCGCCAACCTTTGATGCTACCAGGATGGCTTCATGCTCATGGCCAAAGCAGGATGCAAACTCAATGTTTGATGAATATGCCTCCTCGCCCTTCAGGGTATCGTAATTGATCCTAATACTGAGATACTTACCATCTTTCTTTATGATCCAAGAGTCCAAGTTCTCACCTCCCTTCGTACCTACTATGAACTGACAAGTTAATGTCAATATATATTAGGCCCAAGGTTCTATACGCCTTTAGGCCTTGCTCCGGGCTTGCCGTACCTACCATGAGGTGACAACCCAATCGGGAAAAGGGGAAAGGGCCGGACCGCCCCTGTCCTTTTACCTAGAATTCGTTGTTTACTATGACAACAGGCTCTTCTTCGGTTTTCTTCGGTGCCGGGAACACTTCGACACGTACAACCAAACGGCTTCCTGCTAGTTGGTTCAGGTCCTCCATATCCATCTTTCCTGCCATTGCCAACAGCTTTTTGCTGAAGGACCCTAAAGCGGCATTCTTGATACCAGCTTTGCTTGATGGTATAGAAAAGCTGAATTGGTCTCCTAACCCCTCCAGATATTGGGCATCATCCGCTATTTCGTATTTCTTGCGAATCTCAGGAGTCAGGTCTTTCTTTACCTTCTCGGTAATACGCTTTGCAGTCGATTTGGTCAAGGTTCCTTCACTCAAAGTGAAGAAGAATAAAGGTTCCTCAATCTGTGATACATTACTCTTAGCCATTAAAAATCACTCTCCTTTTTGTTATGTAAGGAGAGGCGGTCCGGCACGCGTTACGCGTTTTTGCGTTAAAGCAAACTTTTCCCCACTATTATTTTCGCTTTTTTGGCGTTGTTCGTCAAGTCAGCTTCAAAAAACCCCGATAAAACGGCATTTTTGAAAAAATGGAGACCGAAAAGTGACGTCCAAGGTGGAAAGGGTAGGATTGGTCAATGCGAGTCGCGCTGGTTGAGATACGCGCTTTTTTTCGATTCAGAGGGCAAAAATTGGCCGCGTGGTCCTCGAAAAAAGAAAAAAGGTATGATACCCTTACAAGACCAAAAAACGCCGTACAACGCAAAATAGAGCTTCCAGTTTTTTCCAAACGCCGAAATCTCGGGCAGGAAGGCGGTTTTGTCCCTCATATTCCTATAAGGGGTATTATGTAAACTAAAACGCTGTATCGCCCAATTGACGGGCATTCAGACACGTGAATCAATTCACAAGCTGGGCAGGCATGACGCCACCTAAAGGACCAAAGGGACTAAAGACTAAAGACCATAACCAAAGGGCAAGGGACATATATATAGAAGAAAAGCGGTAAGCGCGGTGCAGTGGGCATAGTATAATGAACAAAGCCCCCCCGGGGGGGCGCCTAGGCGTCTTTGTATATATATAGGTCGGCTCAAATTTCGCTGAGTAAAATCCCATGGTTCTTGAGCACTTTTTTACACTTTTTTACACATCGAGCCGCGCATCGCCGTTCAACGTGCCGCGAACCTCGATAAAGTCGGCATTTTCAAAAAAATATGAATGAATATATATGAAGAAAAGCGGGTTGAAATCTCCGCAAAAAAATAAGAACCGCGTGTTAGGCGGTTCTCTTGAGGGGGTAAAGAAAATAAAGGAGAGTGAATGAACCTAAATATAGTATAACATTTATTTTAAAATTATCTAAAAAATTGAAATAAACTGAAAACACCGAATAATCGGACGTTTGAGCCTCGAAATACGCGCAGAGTGCGAAATTTTTGACGCGTTGTCCAAAAATTGTCCATTCCGAGGATAAACAACCGTGTTATTATGTAAACTAAGATAGTTACACAAGTGCGAAACGCAAGGCGCGGCGACCCAAGAGGGTGGTCGTGCTTTGTTTTAGGAGTGAAAACCATGGCCGGAGGTAAGAAAAAGCCAAAGGACGGCAAGGAGCGCCCGGATTATGGGCCCAAGTACACAAAAGACAACAGCCCGCTGACTGCTTTAGAAGTAGTTGGAATGGAGATGGGGAGCATCCCGGTTCAAAACCTGAGAACGGGGGAGTTTTCTAATCTGGCCCTGCAAGAAATCGCCTGGAAACCTCGGGCGGCGCTATTTATAGCCAAGTACGGGGTTGGGGTCTTAGAAAACATCATCCTTGGGGAGGAACAGACCAAAGACAAGATCAAAGCACTGGAACTCCTCATGGCATACACCTACGGCAAGCCGTCCCAGAGGGTTGAGCATACCGGTGTGGGCGGGGGGCCGATACAAATGGCGATGACGAGGCTCGGGGGGCTGAGTATCGAGGACATCGAGAAGATAATCAACTATGTCCCGGGCCAAGACGATAGATCATATGTGCCGGCGATGCACAGCGATGACTACATTGATGCCGAAACCGGCGAGTACAGAGGTGAAAACGATGAGTGAGGTCAAGGGTGGTCCGGATGATAAGCGGAAAGCAATGTACCGCAAGGCGTATCTCGAAAAGCAGAAGGAACGGGAGCAGGAGCTGGAGATCATCGAGGCGCTGAAGAGACAGAAGGCGCTGGACGAAGGCTTCGAGGCCGAGCCCGACAAAACCGGAAAGCCGCCCAAGCCGAAGCCGGTTAAGGTGAGGCCGGTAAGAGAGAAGAAGGTTAAAAAAAAAAGGTTTTAAAGAAAGGCGTCTACAATAGGTCTGCTCGAGTGCGGAATGAGGCGCTGGACGGCAATCGCGGGTTCTATAAGTGGGCGCTGGTTAAATATGAGCACGGTCAAAGAGTGGCGTTCGATCCTAAAATGGACATCGCCATACATTATAACGCTAAAACCGATTCTTTTGATATGCGCGGCGACATCAATTCTCAGATGACCGGTAATCCGCTGGGGAAGGGCGGGTACAAGCCGGGGTTCGCGGCATCGAAGTACAAGAGGGGAAACCCCGACATGCCAGACAGGTTGACGATGGACGAGGCCATCGATATCGGGGTGAAGAAGGGCAGGGTGATAGCAAAGAGTGCCGCCGAGGAGAGGCAGAAGAATACTTATGAGCCCCTGAATGTGGAGGATTTAAAGGATTTGTCCCCGCAGGAGCTCTTGATACTCAAGGCCGCCGCAAAGGTAGAGGCGATCTTGAGGGCGGCCAAGGAAGATAAGGTATTTTTCATCGAAGAGTTTGTGAAGATCGAGGATAAGGATGCTCCGGAACCGATGGTTTCGTTCAAGTTGTGGCCGAAACAGCGGGAGGCGCTGGAGTCATTTGATAAAAACAAGCTCTCCATAGTACTGAAGGCGAGACAGTTGGGACTATCCTGGCTGGCGCTGGCCTACGCGGTACACGGGCTGATATTTATCCCCGGGTACAGTGTCGTGGCACTGTCCAAGAGAGAGGATGAGGCCAAGGAGCTGGTCAGAAGAGTCAAGCTCATTTTAGAATATCTGCCGACCTTCATTATTCGGAAAAAGGATAAAAACCTCCCGGATAACTACACCGGGCCAACGTGGGATTCGACTACGACATACGTTCAGGTGTTTCATCCGATCTCCAAGGTGCCGTCGATGTTTACGTCTTTCACCAGTTCTCCGGACAGCGCGAGGTCGTTTACCGCCTCACTGGTCATTTTAGATGAGTGGGCGTTCCAGATGTACGCTCAAGAGATTTGGGCGGCGGCGTATCCGGTCATAAACAGGCCCACGGGGGGCAAGGTCATAGGGATAAGCACCGCCAAGATAGGGTCATTTTTTGAAGAAGTCTGGAAAAAGGCCATGAAGGGGGCCAATAACTTCTGGCCGGTGTTTCTACCATGGTACTCTGACCCGAGAAGGAGTCAGGAATGGTACGAAAGCACTAAGAGTGAATTGCCGGCATCCTACCTTCAGGAATATCCGGCTACGCCGGAAGATGCTTTCTCCGCCGGAGAGGCGACGGCGTTTCCAGAGTTTGACGCAGAGATCCATGTGTGTGATCCGATAGAGATCCCGGAACACTGGAGAAGGTGGATGAGCGTAGATAATGGGTACGACCATCCATTCTGTTGGTTGTGGTACGCGGTGAGCGAAGATGGCGACATCTACGTTTATCGGGAGTTCACGAGGGAGAGGGAAGATCCTAAGATTCTGTACACCGAACAAGGATACAGCGTCGTTGAGAGATCGACCCATGCCAGGTTAGAGGGCGGCGAGCTCATCATAGAGCCCGAAGACTTAGATTTTTGTGTTGCCGGACTCGACGCCTGGAATACGCATCACCGGGACACATCGGGCAAAACGCTGATCGATTATTACCGGGAGGGCGGCATGAAGATAGGGTTTAAAAAGGCTATAACTGACCGCCGGCTAAGAAAAGCGGTGGTACATGAATACCTGAAGGTAATCCAAGAGGGAGATGTTAAAAGGTCAAAGCTCCACATCTTTAACACCTGTAAGAGGTTGATAGATACATTGCCTAAGTTGCCGAAGGACAACAACGACCCGGAGAAGGTCGCTGATTGTTCTATAGATGACCAGTACGACTCTTTGAGTTACGGGCTGGTCACTTATCATGTGGAGAAGTCTCTAGGACAAAAACAGGATTCGCCCATGATAAGAAAACACAAGGATGATATGGCTAAACGAAACAGTCGAAGGACTAAAAAACGAAGATACGTTTAAGCGGGAGGAGGACGACATGAGTTGCGGATTTGTAAAACAAAGCTTTAAAGTATTTTGCGGGAATTATGGATGCAATCGCCGGGCGAGCTGGGAGGTAGGGAACCCTCAAGGGCCAGCAAGCCTGCGCTTACAATTGTGTCAGGAGTGCGCAGGAGAACTGATCGCAAGCGGGATTGGGGCAGGGCTATTTGATCTGCCGGTTTTGCCGGAGCAGGAGAAAATTCCCGAGCAGCCGGAGTCAACAGAAGAACCGGAGTCCGGCGTTTATCCGTGCGAGTATTGCGGGAAAGAGTTTGACAATAAAAAGTCCTGTGACATGCACTCCATACGATGCGTCAAGAGGGGTGGGTGATAAATGGGCATATTAGACACCTTGGGAATTAAGCTTAGGAATTATAAACCTCCCGACGCTCCTTCGCCGGAGTGGGAGGGCGGTGGAATGACTGCCTCCATTGAAGGGACTGAGGCTCAGGGAGCTTTGGATGCACCTAACGCTAAAGTTAAAGACCCCTATTCGACTTATTCCCCTAAAGAGCTGAGCGATTTCGTTGAGAAAGAATTTGACCGCAGATCTAAGGAGCGAGTTCCTTTTGAGCTCCAATGGAAGTTGAACATAGCTTTCATGGAAAATAATCAGTATGTCGACATTAATCACAGCGCCCAAACCATACAGGCAACCATTCCTGATTATGCATGGGAAGAACGAGAAGTTTTTAATCACATTGCCCCTAACATAGAGGCAAGGCAAGCACGATTGGGAAAGATGCGTCCAGTTCTTAAGGCGAGGGCTGGGAGCTCGGAAAAGTCCGACATCAGGGCAACAAAGGTCAGTTCGCATCTTTTAACCTCCATCCAGCATGACCAGAAAGTAAGGGACAAAGTTCATGAGGTCATCAAATGGATTGAGGCTACTGGGACTTGCTTTTTTAAGAATACGTGGAACCCGGAGATGGGACTTGAGATTCCCAAGATCAATCAGGAAACAGGAGAGCCAGAGTTGGATCCCCAGACCGGTATGCCGATAATGGTTCGGGAAGGCGACCTGGAAATATCGGTCGTCCCTGCACCAGAGTTTTATCCGGATACGCCGTTTGTGCAAAAAATGTATGGAGTGAGGAGCGCTATTCACGCAAGGATAATTCCCGTTTCCGTGATCGAAGATACCTGGGGGGTCAAAGTGTCACCCGAAGAAACTAAGGCGACCAGGCTTCAAGAGCTGATGACCGGCGGCGGTTTTATCGGGCAAAATTATTCTCGGGGAATGAGCCAATCTTTAAAAGAGTCGGCGATTGTCAAAGAATACTACGAGCGCCCGACCAAAAAATATCCGCAAGGGAGGCTTATCACAGTTTGCGGCGGAAAACTCCTTCAGTTTGGGCCTTTACCGTATAAGTGCGACAAGGACGGAAAACTTGGACTTCCGTTCGTAAAAGTATGTTGTATCGAGCGCCCGGGAATTTTCTGGGGCAGAACCATAATTGAAAGACTCATTCCTATTCAACGCAGATACAATGCGCTTAGGAACCGTAAAGCTGAATATCTGGCCGCTTGTTCAATCGGCGGATGGGTAGTTGAAGAAAACAGCGTTGACTTGAACGACCTTCAGAACAATGGCGGACAGCCTGGATATGTCTGTGTATATAAAACCGGAATGACTGCTCCGAGGCGAACAGAGAACGCGCCTCTTCCGGCGGCTTTTGAGTCAGAGGAACAGACGCTGTTGACCGAGTTTTCGATCAGTTCCGGTGTTTCCGAGATGTCCAGACAGTCCAAGGCGCCACCCGGCGTGAAATCGGGGGTAGCCCTTTCACTTGCTTTAGAGCAGGACGAAACTCGGTTGGCGGACACCGCCAACAACATTGAAGAAGCCTTGGTCGAGGCCGGGTCGCAATGGCTCAGGCTTGAAAAGCAATTCGTGCAGGGCACAAGGTTGCTAAGAATCGTTGGCAAAGACAATGTGGTTGATGTCATGGACTGGACTGCTTCAGATCTTAAGCCAGAAGACGTCATCATGGACAGCTTCTCCGCGCTATCTGAAAGCCCTGCTCAAAAGCGTCAAATGGTCTTCGATCTCTTAGGCATGGGCCTTTTCAACAATCCGGACACTGGAGCCATAGACCGTCCGACGCGGACGAGAATCTTGGAGATGTTGCAGTTCCTGGACTGGGAAGGTGCAAACGACGACGATCAGGCGCACATTGCCAAAGCCGAAAGGGAAAACAGGCAACTGGCGCAAGGGGCCATGCTTATTCCCACTGATTATGATTTTCATATACTTCACGTCAAGCGGCACAACGAGTATCGTGTGACCACAGAGTACGAAGCAATCGTAAATCAGTATCCGCAAATAGATGAAATGTTCACTCAGCACGTTGCTATTCACATGCAGTATTTATCTCAAATGTTTGAGGCCGCTCCAGTCGAGGAAGAGGCGCAAACAAAAGAAGAGTAATCAGCCTAATTTATTAATTGCGACAACCCGAAAGGGCCGCAGAGGAGGAATTATATATGTCAAGCGAAGGTGTAGTCACTAACCTAAATACACCGACCCCAGTCGAGAACTCTAACCCGGAGCCGACATCAGCAGTGGAGGGAACACAAACCCCAGTGGTCGAACCATTCGACTACGCACACGCAACAAGGGAACAAAGACGGGCCAAGTTGGAAAGTTTCTTTACGCCGGAGCCTGTTCCGCAGACAACTCCGCCGGTGACTGAGCCAGCAATTCCGCCGGTAACTCCGCCGGAACCCAACGTCAATATCCCGCCTTCGGTAGAACCTTCACAGGACATACCGGAAAAATTCAAAAATCCAGACGGGTCTTTAAACACAGAAGCGTTATTAAAGTCCTATGTCGCAGAGCAGAGCAAGATTGGCGAACAGGGTAACAGGATTGGCGAATATAGTCGCCAAATTCAGGAACTTACTGCTAAGATCCAGCAGTTGGAACAATCGCCGCAACCGGCTCCAACCACGGGCGAGTCAACAGGGGATAACCTTCGGCCCCCTGAAGAGTTCGACTCCGAGGAATGGTTTGATAGGTTTTACGTTGATCCGAAAGCCGCTTTACAGCAGTTGTTTTCGGAGGCCATGCAACAAACCGTTAAGCCGCTCGAGCCAGTAATTCAACACTTCCAGCAAGAACAGGAACGTTCTTTTTGGAGAGAAGAAGTCGCGAAAGTTCAAGACAAATATTCTGATTTCGAAGAATACCGGGGCCGGGCCGCTGAAATATTGCGTGAACAGCCCGAACTGCTTAACTTACCTAACGCCATAGAGGCTTGTTACAAAATGGCAAAGGCCGAAATGCTTGGCACGAAAGTGGCCTCTCAGCCCACCTTAGAGGATATGCTGAAAGATCCTAACTTCGTAAGTCAACTTTCTCAGAACCCCGAAGTCCAAAAGCAAGTGATGCGGACGTATTCTGAGAGGGTCAGCGCTCAGCCTAAGCCGACCGTGATGGGACAACAGACAGGAGGGGTCCCGTCATTTACCCCGCCTCCGGAAATCAAAACCGTTAAGGATGCCACGAGAGCCTTTAAGGATATGTTGATGCGTGGGGGAGGGGGCTAAAATTCAGTTAATAGGAGGGATAGCCCATGCCAGATTATACAGGAACAAATATGGCGAGCGTTACCGAAGCCCTAAAAAGCTTCTATTTGGACGGCTTTCGTTATCAGTTAAATGACCAAGCTAGTCCGTTTCTCGCTCAGATTGAAAAGACCAGTGAAAATGTTGTTGGTAAAGATATCGTCATGGCCCTGAGATATGGACGCACCGGCGGCATTGGTAACCGCGATGACGATGGCCTTTTGCCGACCCCCAACGCCCGCAAAACTAAGCAGGCAAAGTGGGAAACCAAAAACTTTTTCGCCCGGTTTAGGATCACCGACAAAGCCATCGAGGCATCGAGATCCAGCATTGGAGCATTCGCCAACATGCTGGAAACCGAAATATCCGATGCCGAAACCGATGCCAAACTTGATCTTTCCAGACAGGTGCTGGGGGATGGAACCGGCAAGCTTGCAACGCTTGTCGATGATTCCACTTACACTGCCGGGCCTCCGGCGTATCTGGAGTTGGCCTTGGACAGCGTGATGTACTTCGCTGAAGGGATGTATGTAGACCTTTATGCCGCCAATAACACGGCTGTTTCGGGCGGAACCGGACTGGAAGTCATCTTGGTCGATGATGCGAACAGCAAGATCAGGGTGGCCGTTGATTCCGATATTCATTCCGGCGTTGTTGCGACAGGATACATCGTTCTGGCTGGCAACAAGGACTTGGAGCTCACTGGCGTTGGAGCGGTATTTGCGACCAGCGGTAGCATTTATGGTTTGGCCAGGGCGAGCTATCCTTGGTTAACGGCTCAGGTTAAGGCCTTAAACGGTGAAATCTCTGAGAACGTCATCCAGGAAAGGATTGACCTTTGCGAAACCAGAACCGGCTCCACAATCAACTATATGCAATGCGCTCTGGGCGTTCGGAGAGCTTACATCGATCTGCTTTCCGCAACCAAGCAGACCGTTAATACCATGGACTTAAAGGGCGGCTTCAAAGCTCTGTCCTATAACGGTATTGCATTGGTGGCTGACAAGTACGTTAAGGCTGGTCAGTTACAATTACTTGACTTGTCCGACTGGGCAATGTACCAGATGGCAGACTTCAACTGGATGGATAGAGACGGCTCTATTATGAGTAGAGTTGCTGATCGTCCGGCTTGGGAGGCCACGCTGGTTAAATATTGTGACATTGGCTGTCAGCGTCCGAGAGGACAAGGGCTCATTACTGGAATTACCGAGCACTAAAAACAGGGGGCCAGTGGCCCCCTTATTTTATTTCTTACTTTTATTTACAGGAGGAATGTGCAATGACTATTAAAATAATCCGCAAAATCAAGTTCGGCAACGCCTTTGGAGTTATCGCTGAATTCACCGGCGACAAAAAAGCAGGAACCAACACAGGGTATCCTACTGGTGGTTATCCGCTGGCGCCAAGCAAGCTCGGACTGCACGTTATTGAAAACGCGATCGCCCAGAGTCCAGCAACCGATAAGTTCTGGGAATATGACCTCGCTAACGAGAAACTAAAAATCCTCGTACTGGCCAACGGAGTCGGGGAGGGCGCGGCCCCCGTATTAGCAGAAGCCGCAAATGAGTCCGATCAGTCTGCGGCTGTAACCAGGATCATCGCATTTGGATGGTAAGTTCTTACCATCCCCTTAGAAAGGGGGTAGCGAATTGTCAGACACTTATTTAAATTTCATGGGCAAACTGATCAAGTTAATTGACCAAAACGATGGAACCTACGCCTTTGCTACCGAGCTTACTCCGGGTGCGGTCAACATTGGGAAAATAACCATCGACGAAGGGAACAAATACGCCGGGCAAGTCGGGGTAGTGTTGGCAAAAGGCGTGGCAACCGTCGGAGGACTGAACACTCTCCTCGATAACACAAAAAACTTCCCTGCGGCGCTTTTCGCTGGGAAATATCTCAAGGTAAACATCGATGGCATTGAGTATGTCAGAGAAATATTGACCAACGTTGACGACGGAATAGCATTCAGAGACATCTTTGCCGCCGTGTCCGCAGTAAACGTGTATGGCGAGGCGAGTGGCGGACAGGTAACGACCGTCGCTCCGGCTGGCACTGAAGGTAATGAGTATACAATTGAATTCGTTGCTCCTGTACAGAATGGGGTAGTGACCAGTGCATCTCTTACCGACAAGAGAATAACCGTTATTCTTGGCACTGGCAACGATGGCGTACCCGCTTCAGCAGTTATTGGTACTGGCACGAATGGAACTGTGCATATAGCCCATGATAATGTGGGCGTAGCCGGAAATAGTTATTCCGTTGAAGTCGTCGAAGGAGAAGGGTTAGACGTTCCCATGTCGGTGGCCTTTAGCGATGCTACTAAGAAGATAGTTGTAACATTAGGAACAGACGCCGCTGGAGACTTGGATGCACTAAAGAACATGGCACTATTGATTGCCACTGAAATCAACATTCAGGTAGCCGGGAGCGAAGACCCCATGACTGCTACGTCTTCGGGCGACGGATCAACTGCTTTGATTACCGCTGAAGCTGAGAAGCCTTTGATGGGTGGCATAGACCCAAGTATAATCGCGACTGGGGCAGATGTGGCCGCGGCTATTAACACTATTGAAGGATTCTCCGCTACTATGACCGGTTCGGGTGGAGCCGTAGCCGCTGGACAGGGAACCTTCTCCGGAGGCTTAGACGCAATCGTCGTTCCAGCTTTGGCGGAGTACGAAATCATTGATTTCGGCGTAGCGGATACCAGTGACTCCAGTTCTGCTGGAAACGCAGAGCTTCTGGAAAGAACTGCGGTAAACTGGGACGGCACAAAGGAAAGCGACTATGTTGTAGTTCCTCTTGGCTCCGGCAGAGAAGTGCTGATAACAGTCATCAATTCAGCTTTGCAGTTGGTCGCGATAGATGTAACCCTTGAGCATGAAGTTGCTCCCGGGGAATACATCTCTTATATGGATGCCGCCGGCAACCCGGTGAAGTGGACGGTAGCGGCGAGCGGAGGCAAGGGAGTCTTTGGCGTGATTCAGGGCTTTCCAATGTTCAGGGGAGGAAGAGTTGTCCTGACAGGCACATCCGCCCCAACTAATGGAGAAACGACTTCGGTTCAAGTGCAGGAGGTGTAGCGCATGTTTCCTGCTAAATTTCCTGCCAAGTCCCCTGCTTTAGGCCCGGTAATGTTCGCGGCGGAAAGGCTTCCGCCCGAACCGCCAAAGGAGGGAGAATATATTCTCCCGACCCTTGATCTTAATGCAGACTTCACTCTTATAAGCTACGAAAACCGGGTTGATCAGGCAACAATTTCGCCGAGCCTCGGGCTTCTATCTGTGACCTATTCTTCTGTATAAGGAGGGAAACTATGAATTTAGAAAATAAAATTAAACTTCATAATAAATTCGAGGTCAAAGTACTTGACCTTAACGGCAACGTAAAGTCCGAGCAAGTTGCTTACAACGTAGTTCTTGACGCCATTTATG